CGCCGGTGCTGCAGCTGCAGGCGCGGCCGGCTGGCCAGGCTGGCCACCTTCGTCGCCCGGGTTCTTGAAGCGCTCGAGTACGCCCTGTACGGCCAGTTCGACGGCCTGGCCCAGCACCTGCATGGTCGCTTCCTGATCCTTGGCCAGCAGCAGGAACTGGAAAGCGCGCAGGGTCAGCACCAGCGTGGCTGGAATCATCAGCTGCGGCGGGATCGTCTTGTTCGACTGTTGCCACAGCATGAACATCAGTTTGATGATGCCTTTGGACAGGCGCTGTTCGAGTGGGCCGCCCTGGTCGAGCTCGTCCAGCATCATCTGGTGGCTGGACTTGTCGAACATGATGCGCATGCCCGACAGCACAACCTTGTCGAAAACAGGCTGCATATTGGCTGGAATCTTGGCGCGGGCCTCGGCGATCGCGCGGGTAATGTCGTCGGCGCCGCCGGCGGCTTTGGCCGGCTTGGCGCCTGGTGCTGGTTTTTTCATGGCGTGGTCCTTTTATTGGGTGCGGCCCGAGCCCCACAGGGCGCGGCGTTCGGCGGTGGCGGCCGATTGTTTGGCGGCTTCGGCTTGTTGGCGGTACTGCTCCATCATTGCCTTGTCCTTCTCGGACGGAGCGACGTTGTTGGCGATCGCGCCCACGCTCTCGAGCGCAGCCTTGGCCAGCAGCGGGTTTGCCTTGGCCCATGCCTGGACGTTCTGCAGCATGGACGAACCTGCAGCGCTCGAGGCGGCGCCGGTGGCTGCCGTGGTCGGCGCGGCGAAGGCGTTGCCGGCGGCGTTGGTGGCGGCGAATTTGCTGGTCGTATCGGCGGCAATCGCGCCGGCGACGTCGGTGGCGCCGCCAGTGGCGGCCGGCGCGACGGTACCCAGCAGGCCGGTATCGCTGGCCAGGTTGGCGGCGCTGGACGCGGCGGCGCTCGAGCCGGTCGTTCCCATGCTGGCCATGTCGATCATGCCGCCGCCGGCGGATTCCGCTGCAGCAGAGGCGGCGGCGCCCACGGCGTCGGCCGTGGTGGCCGCTGCGGCATCGGTGACGGCTCCGGCGGTGGCCTGTGCTGCAGCATCGGCAGCTGCAGAGCTGGCCGCATCGGTGGCGGCGCTGCCGGCGACGTCGGCGGCAGAGGCTGCAGCAGCGCCCGAGCTGGCGAGGTTGCTGGCCAGCGTGCCGAGGCCGCCAGCAATGCCGATGATGCCGCCGATCTTCGTCAATTTCTCGTTGCCGGTCAGCGTGCCGACGATGGTAAGGGCAGAGCCCACCATCGTGGCGCCGGCGGCAACCATGGCAAAGACGCCGGTGGCGGCGGCAAAGGCGGTGGCGCCGGCGGCGAAAGAGCCGGCAGCGAGTGCAATTACAGCGACGGGCATGGGGTGGTTCCTTTACGTTGGTAGGGCAGTTCGGTAATGGCCCAATAGGAGTAGTAATCGTCAGACCAGGTGTGTTGGAAGCCGAGCGCTTCGCGCAGGCGGTGGTCTGTTTCCGCGATCGGCACGCGGGTGGTGGCGTAGCCGTACTTCTCGAGCAAGGGCGCCACGAACTCGGCGATGTTCCGGCGCGACATGGCCCGGTTGCCGACAATCGAAACGAAGTGGATTTCCGTCCACCTGGTGATGACGAAGGCGACGTCGACGCCGGCGCGCTTGGCTGTTTGGATATTCCAGCCGGCCAGGGCGCCGGCGCTGGCGCCGATTGACGCCAGGTACTGCTCGAGGCGCGCGTCCATCAGCGGGTGTTGTAGTAGTTGTCCTGCGCCTGCGCCGCGCGAATGGCACTTCGGGCCGTGTCATTGACCATTGATCCGGTCGGCCCGGTCGCGTTGGCCCAGCTGCTGCCGCCGCCACCGCCGCCCGCACCGCCGCCACCGCCGCCGCCGAAGTCAAGGTCGCTCGAGACGGAGCCGAGTACATAGACGGCGCCGGCTAGGCCGCTGCCTGGCTGGTAGACGCCGTTGACGTACTTGGCCATGGTTCCCTGGCCCAGCGCTTCGAGCATGGCCGCCTTGCGATCCGGCGACATATCCATGTTCTGGATGATGTTGTTGGCCATCGACAGGCGCGACTCGTCGGCATTCTTGCGGTAGCCGGCATCGGTGTTATAGCGGCTGGTCGCGTCCTGCATCTCCGCGGTGTAACGGCTGGTGGCGTCGGACACCTGGCGTTCCCACTGGCTGTTCAGCAGCTGCTGCTCGGTCGTCCACTTCGCGGTGTCGTTCTGCAGCTGGGTTTGCCACTGGCTGTTCTGCAGCTGCGCGCCGGTCTGCCAGCGGGAAGTGTCATCCTGCATCTGCGCCAGCTGCGCGGCCTGCGCGCGTGCCTTGGCGGCGTCGGCATACTGCGCATCCAGGCGGAAGCCCTGGTTCGTTTGATCCGCGTTCCACATGGTCGCCTGGTTCTTGAGCGCGACGTTGTAATCGGCGGCGCCGGCGTAAGTGCCGGCATCGGCCGTGGCGATCGGAAGCGCCGAACGGATTGCCGCGTCGGTACCGCCCGATGCCGCCATGGCCGAATTGAGCATGCCGCGCTCGTTGGCCGTGCGCAGCGCGTCCGCCCTGGCCTGCTGCATGTACTGGCCGTTCTCGTCCATTAAGCCCTGCATCTGGCCCTGGACGGTTTCGGTTGTCTTGTCGACGGTGCGCGTCGCCAGGTCGGCCTGGTTAATCGTTGCGGTCTTTACCGGGTCCGTGGTGGCCGGCGCGAAGGTCGGCCGTTCCGGCGCGGTTGGGATCGTCGGCGCAGCTGCAGATGCTGGCGCTGGCTTGACGCCAGGCGCGGCCGGCGAACTGGCGGCGCTGGCCCAGCTGGTAGGCGGCGCGGTCGCCGTAGGCGTGGCCACGGCCGTTGGCTGGGGCGAGTAGTAGCCCGTCAGCGACGGCGCCGCCGTGGCATAGCGCGCTTGCGCCCAGCCGGTAATCTGTGCCGTCGTGTTCGGATCGGCATAGCTCGTTTGTTGCATAGTGGGTTTCCTCGTTGGGCGATTCGCAGCAGAAACTATTTTACCGCCGGAACATTCCCATCCGAAACAATTTCGGAGGCGGGTACCGGGCCGTAAAAGCCGTTCGCGCGTATCCAGGCCTGGCACGCGCGGGCCGTCTCGGTTACTTCGTCGGCGAGGTTTGCTGCAGCCCAAAGGTCGTCTTCAATTTGTTGCGGAAGGCGGACGGTGGCGGCAGGGGTTTCATCGCGCTGGCCGACGCCTGCGGCTTCGGTTCCGGTTCCAGCGCCACCGGTTGGACAGGCTGGGGCCGCGATGCGCAGCCCGCCAGCACGATCTGCAGCAGCACGATCAGCGTCACGATCGCGGTGTAGGTTGGCAATTTCAGTTTCATAGTTTTCCTCCAGGGTGCGGTTGATGGTGTTGTACTTCTTTTGCAACTCTGTGATTTCACGGCTGTGCGCCATGGCCAGGTCCAGAGCGCCCAAGCGGCGGGCTTCTTCCAGGTTCTGCCATTCGTTGCGTTCCTCGAGCTGGCCAGCGTGGGCGCCGGCGCGGTAGATGAGGAAGCCGGCGCCGATCGTGGCCAGCACCAGGGCCAGCAGGATGATGAGGCGCGTGGCCATGCGCTCGGGCGCCTTGGCGATGTCGGTAGCGGTTTTTGCGAGGTCGATCATGCGATTGCCTTTTTGGTCAGGTTGGTGAGCATCAAGCGCTCGGCATAGCCCACGGCATCGCCGATGCGCGTGGTGCGGCGCCCAATGTTGATGAGGTCGGAAATTGCGTCACAGTTGTCCTGGTCGGCCAGGGCGTTGCAGCCGGCGTTCTTCCAGTACCAGGCGGCCGACAGCGCAGCACCGTCCGGCGTGCACAGCCATTCGCCGATCGTCTCGGGGTCGACGTCGAAGAACAGCGCCGCGGCCAGGTGGTTTTCCTTGCCGGTCAGCTGAATCCAGCCGGCGCCACGGTAGCGGTAGCCGTCGCCGCTTTTCATGTCGCCGTTGCCCATGCGGTTCGCGTAGACGTAGTTGGCGATCGCCTCGGGCATATGCGCGTAGCCCTTGGCCGAGGCCTCGCTGGGGAAGCGCGACGGCCACACGCGCATCAGCGTCGACGCCTGGTAGTTCAGGTTCTCGCGTGCGCGCAGGAACTGGCCGCTTTCGTGCGCGGTCTGGCCGATGAAGTGGGCCGTGCGCGCTGGCGTGGTGATGCCGAAGCGTGGCATTGCCGCCGACAGCGCAGCGGCCACCACGGCCGCGCGCGAACCGACTGCAGGCGCCACGCGCAGCAGCTGCTCGGGAGTGATCGTCATGGCTTCACCTCCGGCATTTTCTTATCCATGGCCCAGCTGTAAGCGCGCTTGATGAAGGTGTAGCCGCCAAACGACGCCACCATGATCGCGGCGGCCAGCCAGCCGGTACGGATTTCCTGCGACTCCGCGCCGAAGAACACAAGCAAGCCGGCAGCATTCGCGGCCAGCAGGCGGCTGGAAACGAACAGCCACAGGCGCGGGATGACTGGCGCCTGTTCGTACTTCTCGATCATCGCGTGCAGGAGCGAAGTGCCGCCCATGACAGTCGACAGCGTGACCGTCATCAGCAAATCCAGCAGCGGAATCTGTGACATCTGGCCGCCGAAGGTGATCGCCGCCGCCCAAGCCGAGAAGGGCCACAGGAGGATCAGCGTTCCCTGTGCGACGAACAGGGCTTGCTTGAGTTCTTTTTTCATTCACATGCCTTATTTTTGTAGCGTTTATGGACGTCGACAAAAGCCGATGCCGGGACCAGCACGATGTACTGCAGGTAGAACGGGATGGGCGAGAGGGGTAGGCCGTAGTGCACGCATGTCCAGGCCTGGCTGGCGAAACAGCCGGCTATGGCCATCGTCACCAGGTGGCGATCGCGCAGCGCCGGCCGGATGACGAAGCGGTCGGGCATCAGGTCGTTCACCACCAGGTCGACCGCGCCCAGCACCGTCAGCACGCCCAGCGCCCACATGGCATAGGTGGCGAAGCTGCTGGCGTGCGCCACCTGGTACAGCAGCGTCTCCGGCTGCGTCAGGGCGGCGACCGCGTACAGGGCTGAAGCCACCATCGTGTAGGTGCGCAGCAGCACGCCGCAATCCAGGAAGCGGGCCATCATGCGGCGCACTCCAAGATGGCCGTGAGCCGCGCGGCGTTGTAGACCTCGACCATGCGCTGTAGGACCGGGAACAGCGTGTTCGGCTCGAGGCGGAAAGCCTGGTCGATGCCCAGCGCCGCGGCGACGGCTTCGGAGCAAAACGCCTTGTCGTTCGACTCCGAGAAAAAGCCCAGCGCCAGGAACACATTGCCCATGGTGTCGTAGGGCATGCCCTCGTTCTTCACGAACCAGGCGCGCGCCGCGCCTTCCCATTCCGCCGGCAAGTCGATGACGTCCCACTTGCCGGGCTCGAAGGCGATTTGCTTAAAGCGCACGCCGCCGTCCGAGAACGACGACGACGCCGCCACGCCATCGGAGAAGATCAGTTCAACATGGCTGTATGGACCACGCCCGCGCGTGCGCACCAGGTAGTTGTAGATGCCGGCCAGGCCGGGACGGTTGGCGCGAAAAAAAGCGGCCCGGAAGCCGCGTTGGTTTTGCTCTTTCATGGAACCCTCTGTGTGGTTTGAACTAGTTGATTGCGCCGATTTCAAACGCCACCTGGACGCCGGTGACGGTGTACGTCGTGTTGTTGTAGGTGTCGGTAACGACGCATTGCAGCGTGCCGTACAGGCTGGCGTTTCGGCCAGTGAACGACACGCGGCAGGTGGCGCTGTTGGCGTCGGACAGCACCAGCAGGCCCGGCGGCGAGCCTTGCCAGGACCATTGATAGTTGAACGGCCCTTTGCCGTTGGAGACGATCACATACGGGGTGATAGTGGTTGTCTTGGTCGTGGTCTGGCTCGCCGTCTGGCGGTAGCTGTCACCAATGCCCTGCAGGGTCACAGGCACGTAACTGGCTTTGCCGCGGAAGTCGGACATGCTGACCGAGCCGGACGGGCGCTGTGCCAGGTTGCGCATGGCCTGGCTGCCGAACGATGTGCCGGTATTCGCGCCCACGCCCATTTCGACGTTGATCTGCGAAGCCGAGATCGCGCCGGTAGGGGAGAGCGCCATTACAGCGTCTCGCGGATCGTGTAGGCCTCGCCGATGATGCGCAGGTATTCAGCCTGTGCGTCCTCGATGGCCGGCGTGTTCGCCTCGAGCATGCGGTATTTCTGCATGCGCAGCTTTTCCAGATTCTTGTTGGCCGTGCGCAGGTGATCGGCCTGCGCCGCGATCAGGTCGGCCGCTGCTGGATACTCCATCTTCGCCTCGTCGGCGAAGTCGGTGATCCAGGCGTCGACGTCGCCCTGGTAGCCGGCGGCGATGTATGCCCGCGCCGCGGCCTCGCGTTCGACATAGCCCAGCTGGAAGCGCATCTTGTCGCCGATGATGCCGCCGATGATGGCGGTAATGCTGGCGGTCCAGGTGGTGCGCTTCTGCTCGTCGGTCGGTTCGGACATGCCTGGCGGTGCTGCAGCTGCAGCTGCATCGCGGGCGCGGCGCTCGGCAATGCGCACTTCCAGCGGATCGGCCAGGCCCAGCGCGCGCGCGATCTGGTCGCACTTGGCCAGGTAGTCGGCCTCGGTGTAGCCGCCGGCCGGCGCCGGCATGGCGCAGGGGCCGAGCCAGCTGGCGGTTTCCTCGTAGCCGTCCTCACTGACCACCAGCATGAAGCCGATGCTGGCCAGCACGCCGGCGGACAGGACCGGGTTGATGTGTTTGAAGGTGTGGTTCATTTGCTCTGAATGCCTTTCAGTTGCTGGGTCAGGGAATCGACCAGGTTGGCCAAGTCGAGGATTTGCTGCGCTTGCTGTTCGATGCGCGCGTCGTGGTCGACCGCCACCTTTGCGAGTTCGACAGCCGCCACCATCGCGCCGGCGCCGTAGTTCACGGACAGCTTTTTGCCAGGGATAACTACTTCGGGCAGCACCTCGCGCAGCGACTGCGCGCCCACGCCGGCCTGCGTCGCCTTGATGTCGATGCGGTCGAAGATGCCCGACTTGACGCCGGCCAGCTTGGCCACGAAGTTGTCTGTAACCGGCCGCCAATTCGTTTTCAGCGTCTGGTCGGAAAACGCGGTGATGTCGCCGTACATGGTCAGGTTGCTGCCGCTGATGTAGCCGCGCTCGGCGGCGCCAGTGCCGAACACGATACCGCTGTAACCGCTGAGAACCGTCGTCCCTCCGGCAGCGGTCATGCCGTAGTTCAGGACTGAGATTCCCTGATAGTTCCACCTGTCAAGCAAGTTAACGCCGATCCAACCCGCGTGATAACCGGCAGAGGTCAAGAAACCATTACCGTCGCGTAAAGCAACAGAGTTAGCCGCCCCATAAAACGTTGGGCCGTAGCCCTGCAGCGTATTCGCGTTGCCAGCGGTGAAGGCGGTTGCCGTGCCCATCAGGCCCACGCCATTGCCATAAAACGCGCCGCTTGACTGAATATCTTTTGCCAGGAAACTTGCGCCGTTGTAGGTCTTTACATACCCGTCGTTCATGTCGGCGAAGATGCCGACACCATAACTTTCGTTGAACCAGCCAGTAGAACCCTGCGAACGGAACCAGCCATCCGTACCGTTCGTGTAAGCCGGACCGTTGATGCGCGTGGCTGCGTCGGCTTGCAAGGCGTATGCCGGCGTGGCGTTCTTGGCCATGGCATCCTGCGCGATCCGCGCCACCACGTAGGCCGTCGTCGGCACCCGCTGGCTGTTGTCGGCCACGCCTGGCGTCGGCACGGTCAGGATGCCGGTCGGCGTGACGGACCAGGGCGTCGCCCAGGTGGAGAAATCAGTCGCGGCCGAAGTGTCGAGCAACATATTCAGGTAGCCGCCTGAGCACATCAAGCGCCACTGTCTGCCTGTTGCGGCGGGCTGCGCACTATCAAGCAGCGTGAGGCCTGCTGTGCTTGCCACCATAAGGGCGCCGTTGATGTCAACGTTGCCGGCGACTTTCAGGCCCGTTACCTTGGCCGTGCCGGCCACCTGCAGCTTGGCGCCGCTGCCGTCGTCGGTGGCGCGGCCCACCACCACGTTGCCGGTACCGCTTTCCGCGATCGCCACCAGGCCAGTCGGGCCGACGAAGCGCAGGCGCGTCGCGCCGTTGCCGCTGCCGTCCTGGACATGCAGGCCTGCGTTCAGGTCGGCGATGCGGTAATACAGCGTGACATTGCCGGCGCCAGAGCGCGCGCTGAACCTGGCCTCACCCGTCGCATGCTGCGCGTTGACGGTCGTGGCGCTGGCGTCGCCGGTGAACGTCGGGTTGACGAACACGGAGCCCGTCAGCAGCGCCACGCCGTTCCAGGTCACGGTCTGCGCCAGGATGTTCAGCGAACCCTTGCCCAAGGCGCCGGAATCGCCGCCGGTGGCCTCCAGGCGCACATCGTAGTCGCCGCTGTTGGCCACGCTGTGGAAGTCGACGTATGCGTTACCAGCAGCACCACGGCCGGCGCGCCCGATTTCGATGCCGTTGCTGGCCAGCTGTACCTGACCGTCGGCGTTGGCGTTGGCGGTGATCGCGCCGGTCGCCGACGCGCTGCCGGTAAATGCCGGGTTGGCCTTCGGTGCGTAGCTGGCCAGGCTCGGCTTGTTCCAAATGAATGCCTTCGACGCCGTATTGGCTTCGTTCCAGTCGGCTTGCACCTGGCCGGCCGCGGTCTGTTCGGCGTAGGCCTGCGCCTGGCCAGCCCAATAGCGGGCCGAGTACAGACCACCCGAGACGGCCGCCCCCAGCTTGGTTGCCCAATCCTGTGACAGCTGCGCCGCGGCGCCGGCGTCGATCGCGTATTTCTTCGCGCCGTAGTTGGTGGCGTCGACCAGCGCCAGGCTCGTCGCCCAGCTGTTAGCCGCGGTGGCCGCGTTGGCGGCGGCGTTGGCGTAGTAGCGCGCGCCGTACAGGCCGCCCGAGACGGCCGCCAGGCTGGTCGCCCACGCCTGCGACAGCGCCGCGCTTTCGGCTGCAGCCGTCGCTGCAGCGGTCGCCATCACCACCTGGGAGTTGACGACAGGCGGCAGGACGAAGGCCTTGAGCGCGCTCGAGTAGACCAGGTAAATCGTAGCGTTCGCCTGCAGGTCGCTGGCCTGCGGGTTGCTGCCGTCGGTGCGCTTGATCGGCATGTTGCCGATGCCGTTCACGTTCAGGGTGCAGGCGCCGGTGTTGTCGCGCAGCGGGCGCAGCTTCACCTCGAGGCCGTCGACGTAGGCCGCCACCTTGGCCGGCAGCTCCACCAGGTAGGTGTTGTCGGCCTGGCCGGTGTTCGCCGCGAAGTTGACAAGGCCACCTTTCAGCGCCAGCTCGCCCGGGAGCTTGTCAAAGGCGCCAGCGATCCGCTGGTTAATCTGATTGATGTCGGCCGAGCGTGCTTTGACGCCAGGCGCCAGCAATTCCGGCGGATCGTAAAATTCATTGCTCATCGGGAAAGCCTTCTAATGGAAAAGTGAATCAACATGCCCTGCAGGACATGCCCTAAGTCGATGGCCGAGACGGTGTAAAACAGCAGGGACATATTCAGTCCGGTGCCTTCGATGCTGAATTCGGGCGCCGTCACCAGCTGCGCGTCGAAGAAAAATTCGTCCCAATTGTCGACGTCCCAATAGCCGCCCTGGCCGGTCGTCTGGCCCGACTGCAGGCGGTGCGTGCCGATGTCCGGATCGCCGAACGAGAATTCGGGCTGGAAGCGCACCGTCGTGTAGCCCTTGGAGCTCAGGTCCATGACAGCCTTGCGGAACCGCTTGCGGTACCGCGGGCTGCTGATGTTGTTGAACGGCATGCGCAGCAGCGCCTCGATTGGCTCGCCGTCGAAGCTGCTGCCGGCGTCGGCCTGGTAGACCATGCCGTTGTCGGCGCCGAAGAACACGGCATCGTTGCCGGCGGCGTCCTCGCAGGTGGCGAAGCATGTCGGCTTGATCGGGTATTGCCCCATGGTGAAGCCGAGCGTTCCGCCGTCGCTCATGCCCAGCATGAGGATGCTGCCGTCGGTACCGAACAGCCGGTACTGGTTGCGGTTGCGGTAGACGGTCGAGCCGGCAACGTGCTTGCGCATCATTTCGACAGCCGGCTGGATGGCGGCGCTGATGGTCGCCTGCAGGAAGTTACCGTAGGCCTGCGTGCGATCGGTCGACACCACGCCGCGGTCATCCAGCGCCAGCGTCTTGCCGACGGTCTGCACCGTGTACGGCATGGCGCCGGATTCGGCCGAGATAGGCAGCAGCGAAAAGCTGTTGCTGGTGTTGCCGTTCAGCTGCCAGCTGGAATTCCTGGTGAAGATGGCCAGCGTATCGCCGGCCTGGATGGCCATGCCGGTGATGTCGTCGCCCATGCCGATTTCGTTGGCGCCCACCAGCACAGTCCACTGGTAGGGCAGGCCGTCGCCGGAATACTGGACGGAGCCGCCGAACGCCAGGAACAGCTTTTTCTTGTGCACCGTGATGAACTTCGGTGCGTCGATGGCCATGCCGGTGCTGATTGGCACGAACGTGGCGCCGTCGAACTCGAACGCGCGGTTCACGCCGTCACAGCCGTACATGCGCCTGGTGGCGGTGGAGCCGGTGAAGTTGGACGACACGAACTCATACCGGCCGCCAGGCTGCAGCACGATCTGCGAGTGCCCACCCTTGAGCGTGATCGCCTGGCCGCCGACGGTGGCGGCGCCTGCAGCGAAGTTGCCGCCGGCGCGGTTGGCCAGCACCAGGCGCCCGGCGTTCACGTTGCCCTGCAGGGCGCCCGTCTGCAGCACTACGCGGCGGATTGTCGCGGTCACGGCGCCTTGCGTGAGCGTCGCGCCGTCGAGCAGGTTCAGGCCGCCATTCTCGAAGACGATTTCCTCGGGCATGGCGACAAGTGCCCAGCCTACGGCGGTCGCCTTCCACATGACGCATGCGGTCTTGGCCACGTTGTCGCGGAAGGCGTACAGCACGCCGGCGTGCATCCACACGCCGCGCACCGGGCCAGAGCCAGGCACGGCGCCGATGTCAGCCCGGTACAGGTCTGCAGCTGCAGCCAGGGCCATCGAATCGCCGTAGGCGTCGCGGCATCCTCGAGGCGATGGCGTCGTGTTCAGGGCGGCCTTGGCCACGCCGGCGACGCGCAGCTGGTCCGCCTGGTTGAACTCGCCGGCCACCTTCGAGACGCAAACGCCCTTGTAGCGCGCGTCCAGGTAGACCACGACGCCGCTGGCGCCGGACACCGAGCCCGTCACCAGCTGGCCGGGCGCCAGGTCGCTGTAGCCGTCCGTCTGCAGGTAGGTGTAGCTGGCGGCCGATGGCTGCGGCCGGCCGTCGGCGCGCTCGAAGCCGTCGATGCGCTTATAGCCACCGTTCAGGCCGGGCTCGTAGTTCACGGCCGACAGGGCGCAGCCTGGCGCAATGGCCATGACAGGCGTTGTCATGTCGACGCCGCCCCCGAACTTGGTGTACTGCGTTTCGATGGCCGTGCTGGGAAGGCGAATTTGTCTCATGCCATAGCTCCACAGGTACCGAACTCGGGCAGGTAGACGTTTTCCATCTGCTCGAGCATGCGGGCGTAGTTGGTCTGTGCCGAGGCGAACAGGCCGGCGTCGCCCTCGAAGGCGGCGTACAGCATCAGCGCGCGGTGCACCACGATCCGATGCCAGCGCATGGCAAACACTGGTACGTCCGTGTTGGTGGCCAGGTCGGCCGGCTGGCTCAACTGCTCGCCGTGGATGGTGTACGGCTTGTCTGGCAGCGGCCACAGCAGCAGCGTCTGGCCCGGCCCTTCGGCGATCGCCAGTGGGCGGCCGGTCAACTCGCCTTGCGCGCCGAACAGGCAGGCCCGGCGAAAGCGGTCGTATTCCATGTAGCGCAGCGGCTGTTCGTCGCGCGCGCCAACGGCCGCATCGAAGCACGACCACGTACCATTGAAGCGCCATTCGCCGAAGTCGGCCACGCCTGCAGCTGCAGCGGTATAGCTGCGGCTACCGACGTTGGCCAGGAAAGCGACGTCGGCGCGCAGGAAGGTCCAGTCGCTGTGTGCGTTCAGCACTTCGCGGTAGCCTTCAATGATCCAGTTGACCACGCGCAGCGCCTCGCCGGCCTGGTCGGTGACAGAGGGGATGGAGCCGGAAATGCCGGCCTCGCGCGCAAGCGCTTTGCAGAGGTCGAGGAAGTTCATGCGTTACGCTTCCGCCAGGACGCGCTGCAGCCAGGCCTTGCCGGCTGGGTTCTTGTCGCGCATGTCGAACGGGTACAGCAGGCCGGCCGTGGTGCGGATCGAAGTGGTACGGCCGCCGTCGCCGTCGTCAATTTCCGGGGTGGCCACGCTGAACGGCTTCGAGCGCGCCAGCACTTCGACATACTTGCGCTTGGCGATCGTCCATTCGCCGCGCACGAAGCGCTGCGGCGTGCCATCGTTGAACACGTTGATGACTTTTTCAGCGTTCTTTTCGTTGCTATCGAAGATGAAGACCAGCACCTTCTCGTCCATGAAGGCCAGTTCTTCCACCGTGCTGCGGAAGTCCGGGGAGCTGATGTCGATAGTGCCGGGCTTGTTCAGCGAGTCGCGCAGTTCTTCCAGGGTCATTTCCGAGCCGAGGGAAATTTCGCGGTCGTTCGAGTCGTCCAGTTCGTGGGCTTCTGCCAGGGTCGTGCCGGTCAGGGAATCGTTAGGGACCACAGGGGTGCGGGAACGGTTTGCATTGCGGTTGTTGGACATCGTTTTATCTCCAAGAAAAGGAAAGGGCGCCCGAAGGCGCCCCTGGTGCTGCTACTGGTTGGGTTGGGGTTGCGTTACGCCAGCTGCGGGCGCGATGGCAGGCTGATGACGTCGGTGACGGTGTGCGTCAGGCCGGCCGTGTTCCAGTTCGACACGCCGATGGTGAACGTGCCGGCCAGGTTCGCCGCGGCCTTGTGGATCGTGTACGCGAAGGGCGTCAGCGTGTCCGGGATGAACGGGAACAGCGGGTAGCTGGTCACGAAGTCGCCGCTGCTCATCGTTTCGACCGAGCCGGCCACCAGGCGCACGTTGCCGCCGGCGTCGACGCACCACACGATCACCATGCCCTGATTGGCCACCAGGGCCATCGGCTTGCCGGTCACGAAGTCCAGGGTAGGAGTGACGCCGCCGGCGATGGCCGCGCGCGAGATTGCCTTGCCCAAGATGGAGGCGACGATTGCCGAGCCGGTGGCGAAGGTGGTAGCCGCGCCGGACAGGCCAGTGAGGCCGGCTTTAACGAGGCACAGGGTCAGGCCGAAGATGCGGGATGCTTGCATGATTGATTGCTTTCTTGAAATGGGTTTGGATCAGCACCAGGCTTGCGGCCTGGCGCTGGGTTCAGTTCAGCGGCCGATTACAGCGCGCTGACGCCGACTTCTGCGACCGCCATCCAGCCGTGGTTCAGCACGTTGGCGGTGAAGTAGTTGGTGGCGCCGATGTAACCACGCTGGCCGAGTGGGTCGTTCTTGTCCTTCTTGCCAGGCGGGATGTAGGTGACGTCGATGGAGTCTTTGCCGCGCAGGGCAACCTGGCCCCATGCGTCCTGGCCGCACACGATCAGCGGGTAGACGTCGACGTTGACGCCGCCGATCGAGCTCAGGCCGGTGGCGCCCACAGGTGCGCCGGCGCCAGGGATCGACTGCAGCTCAGGCGACAGGATGAAGCGGAACGATTCGGCCGAGCCGAGTTCCATTTCGTGGGCCAGTTTGCGCTGGCCGTAGTTCGCGGTCGGGGTGAAGCCCGGCAGGTCACGAATGTCCTGTTCGGTATCGGTGTGCGCGAACACCAGGAAGGCCTGTTCGATTGCCTTGGTCGAGATCATCGCCGACGGCGCCAGCACGCCGGTGATGAACTTGGCGTGGTTGGCGCGCAGCGCGCGGGTCATCTTGCGCAGCAGCGGCAGGGTGACTTTGCCGGCCACGGTCGAACGGCTGGTACCGTTGGCGTAGAACTTGTTGGTGCAGGCCTTGACGGCGCCGTAGCGGACCATTTCGCGGACCAGGCCGAGGCGTTCGCCGGTCTGCTTTTTCATCTCGTCCACGATGTCGTCGCCGTCTTCGTGCAGGTCGACCATCTGATTCGTCAGCGCGTACAGCACCGCGTATTCGCTCAGGGTCTGTTCGACGTCCTGCGGGGTCAGGGTGTCGGCCGCCGGCGTGACGCCTTCGGTGGTGATGTGCGCGAAGGCGTCCACGGTCCACTGGTTCGGGTTCTGCTGGGTCGAGCCATATGGCAGGTAGCGGCGGAAAACGACGGTCTTGCCGACGTTCTTCGGCTGCTGGCGCTGCTGGCCAGTGATGCCCAGCACTTCGACAGCGGTGGCGTGCGCCAGGATTTCGCCTTTCAGCTTGTTAATCCGGGCTGGGGTGTTGTAAGTCTGCATGTTGTTACCTTATAGAAAGAGAGGAAATTGTTACGTGCGGCCGTTGACTTTGTTAAAGCCAGCCATGAATGCCGCGTCTTCATCGACTGCGTGCTGCCCGGTCGGGCGTCCGCTGGTGGGCGGTACCGCGTCGGCCAGGCGCTTGTCGCGTTCCTTGCTTGCGCTTGCCGCGGCCTGGCGGTCGGCCAGGTGCTTCTTGAAGTCGGCGAATGCGTCGGTCAGTACCGACGAATCCCACGACGTCGCCAGCAGCTGCTTCGCCTGCTCAGGCAGGCCTTGGCGCCATTGGGCGAACTCGGGCGTGCGCACCATGTCACGCCAGTCCGGGTGGTTCTTGTCCACCACAGTCGCGTGCAGCTGGCGCTGTACGGTTTCCTGCTGCTGCAGGCGTTCCTGCACGCGCGGGTCGGTGAACGGGTCATCCTGGCCAGCATCGGCGCCCGGCGCTGCTGCGCCACTTGCTCCTGCATCCTGGTCGACCTGATCGCCCGCCGGCTGTTGTTCCGCGCCGGCGCCGGTGGCGTCAGCGAGGTCTTGCACCAACAGGTTCGCCAGCTCGGGGAATTCCGCCTGCAGCCTGGTCAGCTGCTTGACGGAGAAGCCCGGGCCGGCCTTCGAGGCTTGCGCCTTGAAGCCTTCGACCATCTGCTGCAGGTTGCCCAAGCGGCCGGCGGTCTTGTCCCGCGTGGTCCGCAATTCATCCTGCAGCGCCGTTACCTGCTCGGCGGCCTGCATGATGCGATTGAAGTCCTTGCGCGACACCGATACCGGCGCGTCGTCTTCGGCTGCTGCAGCAGCTGCAACGGCTGCGGCTTGGGCGGCGGCGTCTGCCTCCGCTGCGGCTGCGGCTGCTGCTGGGTCAACGTTCGGCTTCGCGTCGTCCAGTTCGAGCGCCTGGCTCGCGTCGTTCTTGTCGGTCGGTCCCTCGGCGTGTGCATTGCTGCGCGCGCTGTTGAAGGCGGCCTCGAAGTCCGCATTGCCCTGCTCATCGTCCTGGTTCAGCTCTACCTGGTCGTTGTCCTGGTCATCCTGTTCAAGTGACATTGGTATTTCTCCACAAACAAAAAAACCGCCGTGAGGCGGTCAATACGACAAGGGCCGTCGGTCCCTGTCACTGGTTGCTAGTCCTGGCTATCGCCAGCGGCCAGCAAATGCTTAATTTCTGCGATCCGGCCGCGCACATCGGCGGTATCGGTCGGGTCAAGGTTGCCGTCGTTTTGCCGGCGCAGCAGGTCAAGGCGCGCCTGCAGGTGCGTGCGCATCTTCATCCACATGCCGCTGACCAGCTCGGCGTCGGTCAGCTTGAGGTCGCGGGGGTTTCCGTCGCTCATGCCTGGTATGCCTCGCCTTTCTCAGCACGCCCGGCCGGCTCGGTCGGTGGTGCGCTCACTTGTGGGCTGGCGCCCTTTCCGCCGGCGGTGGCCAGCGACAAGCGTTCTTGCGCCTGCAGCTTCATGGCCGTTTGCGCCAGCTGCGACTTGACCTGCTCGAGCGTCAGCTGGTGCTTGCTTGCGTATTCCAGCTGCGCCAGCTGCAGGCGCATGTCCAGCTCGCGCTGCTGGCCTTCCTGGAAGATGCCTTCGCGGTCGGTATCGGCGGCGATCTTCTTCTCGGCCGTCTGCGCCTTCAGCTGCTCGCGCTCCATGGCCGCCTTCGCGGCGATGTTGGCCGCCTCGATGCGTGGGTCGGCCGGTGGCGGCGCGTTCTTCTGCGCTTCCAGCAGCTTTGCCCATTCCTCGGGCGTGTACTGGAACCGGGCCGGGTCCAGGCGCTGGGCCTTGAGTGCTTCCACGATCCACTTGGCCGGGTCCAGCTTGAAAGCCGGGTCGTGGATCAGCGGCGCCATGGCCAGGATTGCCTGGTTCTGTGCGTCGCGCTCGAACAGGGCGCCAGAGCCGCGCGCCACGATCTTGAATTCACCCTTCTCGTCGTCGGCGCCGTACAGCAGCAGCCACTCGTAATAGCGGGTCAGGTGCGGCGTGGTGATGCGGTCGTCGTACTGCTTGGCGATCGCGCGCAGCGGCGTGTTGCTGTTGTTCGTCAGGATCGTCATGCCGCCCACGGTGTCCGTGGCCTGGCCTTGCTGGCCCTGCAGCAGCATCGGCAGGCCGGTGACGTCTTCGGCCATCTTGAGCGCCGCCTGCACGATCGACATAAGCTCGGCGGTCATCATCGGGATGACGACGCTGGCCATGGCCTTGCTGACGTCATCAACCTTGGCGTCGGCGATCAGCTTCCACATCTTGCGCGGGCGCAGGTTGTAGTCGTCGTCCTTGCCCAGCGGCTTGACGATGCCGTCCATGATGATGATTTGCGGGCCTGCAGCCAGGCCGGCGTTGTCCATCATGTTGCGCCAGGCGCCGTTCAGGATGCGCTGCGCGGTGCGCACCTGGCGCGCCACGCCGATGCCGGCCCAATGGTCTTTGCGCGCCTGCCAGACCATGACGTCGTAGGGGAATCCGCCGGCGTCCAGGGTCGAGCGTGCCGCCTTGATGACGCGATCGTTGACCATCGTGATGACGACGGGAACAACCGAACCTTCTTCGACCGTCACGCCGGCCGCCGCCAAGTCTTCGGCGCTGGCCACGCCGTGGTAGTACCAGATTTCAAACTGCTCGGCGTCTGGCGCCTGGTAGTGGTGCGAACTGTCGAACTTGCGCTGTGCACCTTCGGCCAGGCACAGCTTGATGGTGTCCTCGAGGTACATCGGGTTGCCCTCGGTGTCGACGGTACCCAGCAGGTCGCGCAGCTGGCGCGCCGTGATGCGGTCGCGCTCCCACACGAAGTTCCCGTTGTGAATGTCGTCGCCACAGGATGCGTCCGGGAAGAAATTCCAGTGGTCGATGGCCTTGGAGACGGGCGCCAGCTTGTTCTGCAGCTTCATCGTCAGGTTGCCGGCCTCGTCCTTTACCACGGCGCGAGACACGGACTTGCGCGGCGTCGGGCCTTTCAGGATCGACACGCCCACGCGGGCAGCGTCCTGGATGATCTTGCGCTGCTCGGCGTGGTACTGCGCCTCGCTGTGCCAGTCCTCGATGCGCTTGCGCGCCTTGTCGACCTTGGCTCCGGCTTCCTGCGCCATCATGCGCGCGGCCTGGCCGATCGTCGTCGGCGCACCTGGTGCGGCGTTCTGCAGCTGCAGCGGGCGGTCGTCGGTGAACGCGCCGATGATGTCAGGCACGATGGTGGAGCTGATGTCCCAATTGCGGTCATCCGTCGGCAGCAGCATGTCCGCCGCCCGGCCGGCCGAGAAGTCGACGTAGGGGCGCGTGATGTTGGCGAAGATGGTCGAGCCAGTGCCAACGGTGGCCTCTTCCTTGATCGAAGCGCCGCCCCGGCCGTTCAAGTCGCGCGGCTTGACCGTGTGCACGTTCTCGTGGCGGTTGGCGTCGTCAATGCCTTCATAGAATTCTTCATCCTCGCGCCAAATGTCCTCGATGCCCGAGCCGGCCCGGCCTTCGACTGCAGACTGGCGCTTCTTGGCCAGCGCCGCGGCTAAGGCGTCCAGCTTGGCCTGCTTGTGTTCGGCTTCCTGCAGGCGCTGCGCGGCGGCTTCCTCGTCCTCGAACGGGTCTTCCGTGTCCAGCTGGTCCAGGGCGCCGGGCGCTTCCTGTTCGCGCTTGGCCTGGTCGGCAGCAGCGCGCAGCGCCTGGCGGCGCCGTGCCTTCTGTTTGTCCATACGGTTGTTTCCTTAATAGCCCACGCCGGCATCGTGCGGGCGGTGGGTGGTGACTACTGGCGCCGGGTCGCGGCTCACAGGCTGGACGTTCTCGGCAAACGTCAGGGAAAGCGCGTCAGCGACGTCCGGAGACAGGCCGCCGCGCTTCTTGATCTTCTCTTTCGACTCGATGAGGATGCGGCTCTTGCTGTCGTAGGTGTAGCCGGGCTCCACGATGTCGGCCTGCAGGTCGTCGTCGTCTGGCACGCGCACCGGCTTGGCGGCAAACCAGTCACGCATGCGACACCACATTTCCGCGCGCTTGTTGTAGTACAGGTCGTCCTCGTCGGCGCTCTCGCTGCCCTGGACAGCCACCACGACATCGCCGTAGCCAAGTTCCTCGAGGCGGTCGTACACGCCCACGCCCAGGCCCACGATGTCGATGAACAGCTTCGTCGGCTTGTCGGTGTCGATGATCTTGGCCAGGATGCCGGCCACCTGCATCGTGTTCTTCTTGGCCAGCGTGCGAATCTTCGTCACCACGCGGCCACGACGCCAGATGATCGCCGTGCGGTCGTCGCCGTAGCGCGCCGGGTCGCAGCCGATCAGCAGCGGCGCCGATACCGACGGCAGCAGCGTGCGTTCCTTGCGGGCTGCGACGATGTGCGGTACCGGGATCAGGGAATCGCGCTTGGCGCTGACGAATGCCTCGCTCGAGGTGTTCGGGTATTCCTGCTCGAAGCGGCTGGCGTCGCCCTTGAAGTCGTCGTCAATCTTCCGGCGCCGGAAATATAGCTGGCCGTCGTTCAGGCCGTGCAGGTGCGCCAGCTCGTCTTCCTCCACCGTGCGCTGAAAGTCGCGCGGCGGCGTCTTGGTGTATTCCTCCTGCCAGAACCACGGCACGAAGATGGCCAGGTAATCAGACTGGCCACGCTCGGCCATGCGCCAGCGGGTGTGGAAGTCGCCGCCCACGCCGTTCGCCGTCGACTCGAGGAATACTTCGCTGTCGTCCATATCGGTAATCGCCTGCCCGAGACCGGGCCAAATCTTGTCCGGGTTCGGCCAGAAGCCGACTTCCGAGCCGTGGAAATACTGAATCGTGCCGCCGCGACCGACCTCGGCATTGCCGGCGGTGGCCACGCCATAGCGACTTTTCAGCTTCGAGAAGAACAGTTCCTTCGCGTTGGCCTTGCCGGCGACGGGCTTGCAAATCCTCGGCAGCTGTTCGTGAAACAGCTTCGTCATGTTGAACAGGCCGTCGGTCGAGTCCGCCAGGTGCGTCAGGATGAAGGCGCGCTTGCCCTTGTTCAGCGACGTCCGCCACATGAACCGGCCCTCCACGTAGGTGCTGATGCCTTGCTGCCGGCCTTTCAGCACCAGCACGCGAACCTTGCCGGTCTTGGCCAGCTGTTCCTCTACCTTTTCGTGCACGTACAGCTGCGCGCGGTTGAGCGTGAACGACTGGATCGTGCCTTTTTTGGTCAGCACCTTGAGGCAGCGCGACGAGTAGAGTGGGAAGTCCGCCTTAAGGACGTCAATCTTGCGATTCCGTTCTGCTCGCTCTGCTGGGGTCATATGTCTTTCAGGTCGTCCTCGTAAGAGTCGCCGCCTTCTTTCTCGTTGGTAATGCCGTAGGCTTCGCGCTCGAGGCCCACCAGCACCTTGAGGGTGTCGGCCAGCTTCTTCATGCTGTCGATGCGCCCGGCGCTGGAAATGATCTTCATGTACGTGTCGTTGAGCTTGTCCCGGCCCTTGTCGTCCGGGGCGTACATGAGCATGCCGAGTTGCTGCAGCGCGTCGAGGTTCATCGTCTGGCCCTCGAGCTCGTTCAGCAGCGTCATGGCCAGGCGTCGGTTGCGCCCGATGTCTTTGCGCTGGGACAGCATCACAGAGGCCACCAGCCCGGCATTGGCCTCGATGATCGCCGCGTCGCTTGGTTTCAGCGTCGAAGTTTCAGCGCCGGGTTCTGTTGAAACTTGCGTTGAAACTGCGTCGGCTGAAACCAGCGATTCCGCCTTGGCCTGAACCTTCGCGGCCAAGTCACGCGGAATGTCCTTTTCCCGGAAATGCTTGTTGATCGCCGTGTGCGAGACGCTGTTGCCCGTTACTGATTGGTAATCTGCAGCCAGCTGCAGCACGCTCTTGATGCCGGCGCGCCAACCTGGTTCGATGCGGTCCCAATCGACGGGAGCCCGCTTAGGCTTGGCGGCGGCTGGCTGCTTCTTCGCGTCGCCTTTCGCCATGGTTACTTCCTTTCTTTCCAGTAACAGTGGTAGCGCGTGTCGCGCTGGGTGGCGTTGATCGCCTCGGCCCGGCTGTTATGGATGGTCGCCACCTTGATGTGCTTAGGCAGCGGGGTGAAGGCGCACAGCTCGACAGAGTTGTTGCTGAACACCTTCGTGACGATGGCAGGGCGATCGCCGGCCATGTCGGCCAGCAGGATCGTCTCGCCCAGGGATGGGGTGCGAATCATGGTCAGGCCTTCCAGTTGACGGAAACTTTGCCTTCTTGGCCCAGCGGGTCGTCGGCAGCTTTGCGCCCGAGCAGTTCAATGCGAACGACCATGCCCTCGTTGATAGAGCTACAGCGCGCGATGTCCTTCACGATGGCCTCGAGTTCTTCCAGGTTCGTGTAGGTGAATTCCTTGCCGCGTGTGAGGATTGCCTGCATTACATTCTCCCGCGTGCTTTGTCGAAGGCCTGGCCGAACAGCGCGTCGGCGTCGGCGTTTTCCTGCTTGGCCTGGTCGGGCTGGCCAGCACCAGGTGCGCCGGCGGAACCTTCCAGCAGCTCGGCCGCGTAGTCGAGCGCGGCGTCCAGGTCCATCGGGGCGGCATTGCTGGCTTCGCCGCCTTCCGGGTAGACCATGAAGGAACCGTCCGGGGCGGCAGCAATGCAAATGACGTTACCCTGAGCTGCAGGTGGCTGGCCAGCTGGGGCGGCCTGTTGGGTCGGGTCGATCATGGTCTACGTCCTGGTGGTGGGGTTACTTGTCGCCGGCGGGCGCGGTGGCCTGCGGATCGGCGTCGGGTGCTGGTGCTGCAGCCTCGGCCGCTGCGGCCGCGTCGGTTGCAGTCTCGGCCGCTTCGGGCTCGGTCGGCGCAGGGAGATTCATGTACGCCGGCACGCCGTTGCGCACAGGGCGCCAGTCGGCTGCGTCGGTAGCGTTGCGGGCGAAGTTGGCGGCCTGGTCTTCGGTGTCGAACTCGAGCACCTGTTCGGTGGCGCTGTGCTTGATGCGGAATTTGCCGTCGTCGGGGAACTCGGGCGCTTCGGCCGCGATGCTGATGGCGCTGCCGCCGGCGGACATCAAGGCAGCTGCAGCGGCGAAGATCATGGAATGGCGTTTGCGAAACATGGGGTTGCTCCTGGTGGTGGTGATGAAGTGGTGGTTGCCGCCGGCCTGCCCTGCTGGCGTGGCTAGGAATGAACCCGCTGCAGGCTGCGCATCCGGCGATCGTGCGGCCCTTTTTTGTCCTGCGGGAGTGACCGCCGGCCCGCGTCGCGCAGTAATAAAAGCCCGGCGCGCCAGGCGGCCGGGAACCCGTCGGAGACGAGAGAGAGAGGGGGATGACCTTATCGACAGGCGAAAAAAAAGCCCGCTTTCGGCAGGCTTTTTTCCTTAGTGACAATGATAGAGGGTATCAAGGTTTGGATTCTGCCGCACAAGATTGTGCGGCGTCAACTAAATTTCGACAGAGAATGTTTTGTCACTCCTGTTCGGCGTCAATCAATCCCTCGTTTTCGCGCATGGCGTTGGCCAGGCGGTACAGCTGGCGGCCTGCCGGCGTGCGTTCCTCGGTACTGGCCATATAGGCAATACCCTGCGGGCAGGTGATGACGACATTGCCGCCAGATGCCTTGGTGATCTTCCAGCCGGCCGGCGCTGTGCCTTCGCGCGCCTCCGATCGGGTGGCCAGCAGCAGCGCCAGCGAGGCGCCACCCAGCACGATCGACGTCAGCGCCTGCATTGACGGGTTCATGTCGTGGTCCAGCGCCAGCAGGCCAAGCGTGAAACCTATCACGATTGCTAGGGTCGTTCTCACTTGGCGCCTCCCTCGATGCGGATATAGCCGGCCGCCGCCGAGGCCTCGAGTACGCTTTGTCCGTTCGGCAGTACGATCTGGCCGAGGAATGCAGCCTCGAACGACAGCATGCCCACCTCGATCGCCGTAATCTGCGCCTTGATCCAGTCGCGCAGGATGGAGTTCACGCTAATCTTGGCCTGGTCGAGCGCCTTGGCCTTGTACTGCGCCTCGGTGGTCTTCCGGCGGCTCGAGTAAGGATTCTCTTTCAGCCAGGCGGCGGCGTAGCCCTTGAAGCTGGCGCGCAGCGTGACGTCCCGGCCGCGATGCGTGAACTGGACGATCAATTCGCCGGCGCGGTTGTCGGTCATCACGCCGAAGCGATCGCAGCCGAAAGAATCCAGGATGCGCTGCGCTTCCTCGAGCGCGGCGGCGCCGCTGCTGGCGTTGGAGTAGGGAAGTGTCATGCTCTCTCTCTTGTGTGGTTAGAAAAGGTGCATCTGTCCTGCAGCTGGCGCCGCTGGCGTCGACCGCTGGGCCGGGCCGGCGCGCAGCTGCGGGTTGTCGTGCAGGCGCAGCAGGTGCTGGCCACGGTCGACCGCCCATTCGTATTGCGGCAGGTGATGGCCGGTCGAGCCGTCCCAATCGGCGAAGTCCTGGTCGTGGAACCCGATCGGCTGCGGGTGGTTCTGCTGCAGCAGCGCCAGCTCGCGCGCCCACTGGTCGAACTTGTGGTCTTGCACGATCGGACTGTCCAGGGCGTAGTACAGGTACGAGTGCACCAGCATTTGCGTGCGGCGCTGGATAATCCGCCTGGCCGCTGCAGACAGCGAGGCCGGCTGTCCGGCCTTCTTCATGCCTGGCTCCCAAACCCAGCGAAGCCGGCCGGGCAGTTCTTGGCCAGGCCACAGCGCGGGCAGGATTTCGGGATCGCCGGCGCGCCTTGCTGCAGCAGCTGGTTGCGGCACACTTCGGCCAGCGGGACGGGCGGCGTCCATTCAGACAGCACATGCTTGAGACAGCGGCGCTCGTCGCTGTGAGTGCGCACCTGGTCCATGGTCTTGTCGTCCCAGCCGAGGAACGCCTGCAGCACCTTGATGCGCTCGGCGCGTACCAGGTTCTTGAAGAACCGTTGGGCGATGTCATCGAAGTCGCGGATCAGCTTGCGGCCGGGGCCAGGGTCTGCCGGTGCCGCTGCGCGCTCGCTTGCACGCACAACCTCGAAGAAGCTGTCGAAGTCCATGGGTTCCTTCGCCACCTGACCGGCTTGCCCTGCGCTGACCTCGGCAGGCTGGGCGGCGAGAGCGACGAGAACCATTTCGGCGGCAAGATCATCAACTGCGGCTTTGAGCTTGCTGGCGCGCACAGGCATGGCTCCCGGCAGGCGCATATCCTCCAGCCCCTCCAGGACATCGCCAGCGCGGCGCAGCACTTCCTTTATCGCTTTTTCTGGCAGCACCGAGCCGGCTTGCCCTGCGCTGGCAGGTGCAGGAGTGGCGAAACCAGCGCGAGCGCGAAGCCACGCCACGACGGTGGACCGCTGAACCCAATCGGTGCCGTTCGCGTAGTCACTGGCCGCCTCGCGCAGCGCCGCGCTTGCCTCGCCCCCAGCAGCACGGCGGGATGCGGCGATAGCGAGCGCCCCGAAGCTCATCAAGCGTTCGTGTGCCTCGACGTTCCCCGCCAGCAGCTCGACGCCGGCCGTGGTCGTGCGCGCGAAAGTGTAGCCGGCCAGCTTCGCCAGCTCGATCAGTTCGGCATCCTTCACCTTCTCCGCTACCTGCGGGGATGGGGCTGGCCTCCACAGTGCAATGCGCTCGGCAAGGCGGTCACGCAGCGGGTCAGCGCCTGGCTCCATGCTCCCCGATGTGCGCTGGCCGAGGAAGACCATGATCTTGCGGGCCAGTTCGCTATCGTCCACCGTGTAATCGGCTGCGCCTGCGGTGATCTGGTCGTTCGTGAGGGTGGACATTACTTCGCTCCTTCTGTGGTTTGGGTTGCAACCTTGGACATGGCTGCATCAATGGCTTCGCGCACGGTCGATCCGCGTACCGTTGGCGACCCGGAAAAGTCAAGATCAATGGCGATATACGCCTCCCCATCGCTTGGCTCGTACTGGTGCATACTCACAACAGCGGGGCCTCCCAAGAAATTCAGCCGCTGTGTGTCAGCCTGGTCGGCAGTCTGTGCCGCTCCAATAGTGGAGGCGGCAGGGGCAGCGCCGAGCATGGCGTTGAAAATCATTTCCACGTCGCTGCTGTCGGCATCACAATCGCGCCGGTTCGCCTCGGCCAAGCCTGCGGCGCGCATTTCCTTCGTCACACTCGCCAGAATTCGATCTGCCAGCGCTGCTGCTGGCTTGGTGGCGAGAAGGGATGCGCCCCACTGCTTGATGTAGTCGATTAACCGCGCGGATCGCGTCGGATAGTCTTCGCTGTGAATCACGCATGCACGCAGCAGATTGTGAAAATCCACGCCCTCGATGCTCAGGTCGGCGGTCGGCTTGGTGGCGGCAGATACAGCAGCGCCAGGTAACAGGGCAATAATTCGGTCTGCCAGCGGGTCGATGTCATTCGCGCTGCACCAGTCGATTCCGACCTGGCCGCCGGGGTTCATGTGTTCGGCAGCATAGTCTGCAATGGTCTGGCCGATCTGATCGCGCAGCGCCAGCAGATTCCCGGCGACGTCGGCCGTGCGCTGCTCGAGCTCGGCCAGCTTGGCCGCGGCCGTCAGCACGGTGGTAACGGGCCGGTTGGCCAGCTGCGCCAGGTGGTCGGCGCTGAACGTGTAGAACTTGCGCAGCTGCAGGCCTTGGCCCTCGCGCACGGCGTCCAGCGTCTCGCGGTTGGTAATCTCGAGGTAGACGTTGTTCAGGCCGCCCGCGCGGTAGAAGTAGACCACGCCAGGTTCATTGGTCGGCGTGCCGGCCAGGATGTTCGACAGAGTAGGGACGGGCGCCTTATCCATGGCTCGGTCCTTTCGGTGCGGCCAGGATGGCATCAATCACGCGCGCGTAGCCGTGGCGGTGCGCCTCGGACCACAGCCAGCGGTAGACGTCGGCATAGTCCTTGTCGCCGCGCTCGCGTGCCAGCAGCGCGGCCTCGGGGTTCAGCTGGCGCGGCAGCGTCGACGCGGTGGGCAGCGTGCCGTCGGCCAGGTAGCCGCGGCGCGCGCACAGGCGTTGCGCGGCCTGCGCGATAGGGCGGGTATGGTGCAGCGGGTGTTCCGGCCGGGCCGGCATACCGATCGGGTCGAACGGCGTGCGCTTCGGGTGGAAGTTGATTTCGTCCACGATCGCGGCCAGGGCGCGCACGACTTCCATGGACTCCACCAGCTGCGGGCGCAGCACGCTGGCCACTTCCTTTTCGACGGCGTGCGCCAGGCGGATCGCCAGGTCCGGGCCTTCCGGCAGGCCGGTCACGATCGCCTGCAGGCGCGATTCGGACAGGACGGGCGCGTGCTCGTCTTCCCACTCAAGCGGGCCAGGCGGCAGGTAGTCCAGTTTGCGGCGTTGCGGCACGCCTTCGCGCACCAGGTGCGTGCGGGCCACGTTGGCCAGGTCCGGCATTTCGCCGGCGCGCTCCATGGCGGCAATCGCCAGCGGGTTATTTGTTGCAGACATGCTCTCTCTCTTTCGGGGGTTGTGCGCCCACCGTAGCGGGCGCGGGGTTGTTATTCGTTGGCGCGGTAGGCTTTGACCAGGGCATCGCGGTCCACGTTGAACAGCCAGGCCACGGTATCGGCCACGGCGGGCAGATGCCCACCGTTGGCAATACGCCTTTTGAAGTTGACAAGTGCTTCTTCCATGTGCGGTTTCTCCGGTATGGTCAGGCGCCAGGGAAACCAGCGCGCTCGCTGGCGCGCTTGGCGATGTGGTCGTTCAGGATGCCGCGGGCCAGCTGGATGCGCAGCTGCTCCTGCGATGCGTGGGCTTCGTCCAGCACGCGGATCATTTCGCGCTCGGCCTTCGCTTCGCGCTTGTTCTCGAGGTAGATGGCCGTGGCCACCATCACCACGGCGACGATGATAAGGAAGATGGTCATTGCACCACCTGCGCATCATGTTGCTTGGCCAGCGCCAGCGCTTCGCGCACGGCCTCGACGGCCGCCACGCTGACGGTCCCGGTTTGCTCGACGTCGACGTCGACCAAGTTGCAGGCGTGCTGCATGGCGCTCAGGATCGGCAGGGGATAGTTGATGGTCTTCATGGCCGCCTCAGACTGGAAAGCTGGCGCGCTCGATGGCGCCGACGATGACCAGGCACAGGGCGATGCCGACGAAGCACGCCCACGGATTTGCGTCCAGGAACTCGTTGAATTTGCGAAGCATGGGAACCCTCTCTCGTTATTAATCTGCAACATGAGAGAGTGTAGACGAAAGGGAACTACACAGCAACTACTTTCCGAACTTTTGTTCTTCTTCCGCGATCGCTTGGTACAGCTCGCTGCAGCGCTTGGCCAGGATGGCGCCGACTTCCATCTTCGTGCTGCACAGCTGCATGCGGTGCAGCTGGTACCGGGCCGTGAGTGGCGCGCCGTTGGCGCCAATGGTGCGCAGCTGCAGCTCGACCGTGCCAGGCATCGGGCCGTAGCGGTCCAGGTTGCGGTGCTGCTCGAGCGTCGCCTGCAGGCGCTTTTCCCTGGCCAGCGCCGCATCCAGTGCGGCCTGCAGGTCGTCGGCGCGTGCGCGCTGCCGGTTCGCTTCCAGTTTGTCCTGGCTCGGGCCGAAATACTGTTTCAGGATGGTGTGCATCAGTCTTCCCCGCACAGGTCGCCCAGCTGCTCGCCGATGAGTGTGCGCGCGCGCTTGTCCAGGTCGGCCAGGTGTGGCCAGATTTTTTTCTTTTGGTCGTAGGCGGTGCGCTTCGGGACGTTCAGCTTTTCGGCTTCCTTGCCCAGCATGTTGCCGCGCTCGAAATACTCCTGGACGATCGCGTACCGAATGCGTTGCACTGACTCGGCGTTGCCAATGAAAGCGCACGCCCAATTGGCGAGATTCAGGATTGCATTCTTGTATTCGTCAAGTGCCTTGTCGTTTCCGCAGCATGGGCAGGTGTCGACCCTTGCCGAATACCTGGCGATAATCGCAGCGCGCTCCAATTCGCCCAGCCTCTCGATGCGGTTCTTGATGATGCCGGCCTGCGCGGCGCCATCCAGGCCGATCATTCCCTTGCCGCCGCCGATGCCTGGTGTGCGCATCAGCTTGGCCAAGTCGGATTGCGGGTACTGCTGACTGGTGAAACGCATCGCAAACGTTAATGCGTCGTCGTGATTCCGAAATAAAAACATTGGCTCTCTCTGCTATTCTTCGTGCTTGCACAGGAAATGGGGTTGGCCGCTTTACGCGGCCTTTTTTTATTTCCGTCAGGATACCGCTTTCGTTTCCTGTTCGCACGTTTTTATGCCGGCGCCACCTCGTATGTCAGGCCTTCCTTGACGCGCTGTTGTACCGTTGCGCGCGCCTGGTCGATTTCGCGGCGCGTGGCCACCTCGAGCTGCGCAATGTGGACGTCCAGGCCTCGCCGCACGGACACAATCGCCGGGCCGTCGAATCCCCAGCGGCCGGTACGCTCGCCGCGCACCTTGGCCGCGAATAGTCCGTCCAGCGCCGTCCGGATTTCCTCGGTGTGGTCTTCGCCGAGGCCCATTTCGGCCAGCACCATCGCCACGTTCATCGCCACGGCCAGCATGTTCCAGGATTCATCACTACCCTGGCCCTGCACCATGTTCAGGTAGGCGAACTCCGAATAGGCTTCGACCTCGAGCGCGTCGCCGCGCGTCATCGGCTGGTCCGGGATGCGGCGCGCAGCGTACAGCATCGGGGCGATGTCCCACACGGCCGACGCCGGGCGAGGGCGATTGTCTGGCATCCAGCGGCGCACGCGCGGGTCTGGCCAGGTGGCGGCTGTCAGATCGCGGTTCAACTGCTGCAGCATGGCCAGGGTGATTGCGGTGGACGTCGACAGCCCTACGGCGCGGGTTTTCTTGATGATGAGATTTTTCATATTTCCTTGATATCAATTCCTAGAACGGTTTTCATCAGGTGCTTCTTGATCCGGAACGCCTCGAGCTTGCGCGTTGCCTCGCTTTTCGTGTCCTCCACCACCAGCACGCCGCCCTGCATGTACGTGGCGTCAGCGAAGTATCGGAGCGCGGGTTTCATGCGCGCTTCGCCGGCCAGGCGCACGGCCGGCGCCAGCACAAACGGAACCTGGCGCCGCAATTCGGTGATGACGCCGCCGGCCTGCAGCTGCTCGAGCTGCGCCCAGCGCCGGGCTTCCTTCTTGCTGTCGAACTTGATGCCGTCCTGCTCGGTCTTCTGGCGCCGGTACTTCTCGCGTGGCGGCTCGGCCTTCTCGGGCGCCGCCGGCGCCGGCCGTGCTGGCCGCCGGCGGCCGTGGTAGGCGTCCAGTTCTTCCTGGGTCCAGCGTATTGCGTTGCTCATGCGGTCAGTGGATGCGCGCTTCTGGCGGCCTGGCATGGCGGCCGTTCGGGTTGTTGGTGACGTATGCCGTTGCGCTCGACATGCGCCGGATGGCATCGTTATGGCTGGTGGCCTGCACGATGCTCAAGCCGGTCACGCCCAGCAGCATCGTCAGCACGTTGGCGACATCGCGCATGTTCGTGCAGCCGGCATCGTTCACCAGCTGCTTGACCAGTGCTTGCGCGCGGTTTTCCGCTTCTTGTTCATCAATCATGGTTTTGCCCTCGTAATGACAGCCATGACGGCGCTGCGCAGCGCGTCGCGGCGCCCGTCTCGAATACCGCAATACTTCTGCGCCATGCCGAAGGCAATCAGCACCAGGTAGGTCCAGCTCGAGGAATCCAGAGCATACAGGGCGCCAATCGCTCCGACGGTCGATACCCAATCGACCAGGATGGGGGTTATTTTTTTCATGTCTATCTCGGTAGGAAGTGGGAAACGCCCGGAAAACCGGGCGTATGGCACTACTGGACGATGAACCAGTCTTCTGCCAGGGCGTCGCTGCAGCTTGGCGCCCAAGTGCTTACGGTGTCGTCGGCGCCTTTCAGCGCCAGGTAGGCGTTGTACGGGACCAGCACGCCGCGCCCGAAGTGATCGGCGGCCACGCGCGTCGTTACCGGGTACGCATTCGACGGGACCAGGTAGACGAACATGCCGGCGCCGTTCCAGCCAGCCCTGGCGATCGCCTTGCCCTGCTTGAGTGCTTCCAGGGCCAGGCCGAACGTCATGGCGCTGCAGGGGCGGTAGGCGGCGTCAAACGCGGCTTTCGGGCTCCAACTGACGTAGCCGGCCCGGTCTGGCATGTTCGGCTCGGTACCGTCCAGGTACTCGACCAGGTAGCCGTCGTCGGCGCCGTTCTCGTTGGCTGGCAGCGCCCAACCGCGGTATTCGTTGTAGGCCAGGCGCGTCATCGGCTGGGCCGCGACGATCTTGGTACCGATGAAGTTCATGCCGGGCTCCCGAAGGCGGCGATGCGCTCGGCGAGAATATTGGCGTAGGTCTGCATCGCCGTCAGCTGGCGATACAGACGATTCTTTTCCAGGCAGTCCAGGCCTTCATGCGCTGGCGTCGACTGGAAAGCGCGCAACTTCTCGATGCGAGCCTTCAGTTCCTGGTGTTCCTCGAGCACGCGCTGCTGGTGCGGCGGATAGTCGGCGTTCGGCTGGCCAGCCTGGTGCTTGCCCAGCGCGTCGAGCTGTGCGCGGTGGTAGTCCAGGCCGACAGGCTTCGACGGCAGCGCGCTGGATGGGTGCACCTGGCTGTAGGACGGATGAATCACCTGGTTCGTGCTGCCCAGCGCCTCGAGCTGGCGCGCCAGCACGTAGCCCTCGAATTCCCACAGCTTTTGGCGGGCCAGGCCGACGGCGTTCTTGATGGCGTACTTGCGGCCCTTCTCGGCATCGAACAGCAGCGCGCTGACGCATGCCGACATGCCCAGCGCCACGTTGAACCCGTTTGGCAGGGTGGCGGTGGCGATCGTGGTATTCGTGTTCGGGATATGCGCCGTCTCAAATTTCAGGCTGGCCACCAGGGCGTTGATGCGTTCTTCGGAGACGCGCGGCGCCGTCGTTTCCGCGGTTTTGGATGGGTTCAAATCCATGGTCTATTTCCTCTTGTTAGTATTTACTTATGGTGCCAGCACGATTGCCGGGGCGTCTGGCTCCGTGGTCGGGGCGGTCATCGCCGGCGCCGTCTCGAGCAAGGCATGCGCCAGGAAGTCGGCCATGCGATCCTGGTCGGCTTCGGTGCGCTTGTCTTCCGCCGGCAGGCCGCCGCCTTCCTCGAACTCCTGCAGCATGCCGTTGACGACCTCGAAGCGCACCGGGTCGGCTTGGGCCATGACGGCAAAGGTGCGCAGCGCGCGGTAGCGGTCGGCGTCGGTCAGGCTTCCGGATACGCGGGCGATCAGGTTCGGCTGTTCGTCGGCGATCGCCTGCAGCATGGCGTGCGCGGCGTCCAGGCCGGGCTGGAAGGGCGCGTTCTTCGGCACGCCGACGGTTTCCAGGCGCCCGTCATCGGTAACGGTGATGAGGACCAGTGCGTCGGCGGCCAGGATGCGCTGGGCCAGGCTTGCCGGCAGGTCGCTGGCGGGATTGGTGCTTACGGTTTCCATGGTGCTTCTCTCCTTCGGGTTGAAAAAAGTTACTCGTCTACTACTTCGGCCGGCTTCCTGTTGATGCCGGTTTGCTGGCGGAGCTCGGCCAGGCGGGCCTGGCGTTGCTCATTCGTCAAATCTTCCTCACCACCGGACGGCATTGGTGGTGTGTACGGCGTTGGTACCGCACCTGCTGCCGGGTCTTCTCCGCGGTCCAGCTTGTCCAGGTGGGCCTGGATGCGCGCCACGAAGTCGCGCGGGTATTCGCCTGGGGTCGGCTTCAACGGCGGCGTCAGCGTCATGCCGAAGGCCTCCATGCTTTCCTTGGTCGCCCACCAGGCGCCGCGGTTGTTCTTCGCTTTCGGCTCCACATACGGCCGCACCTCGTCTTTCCAGCGGCCTCCGTTCAGCCAGGTGGCAGCACGCGGAATGTACTGGCCGTTCTCACGCATCCAGTCGTTCCCCTCCTTTTGCGCTGCAATGGCGGCCAGCAGGGTGTCGAGCATCGGCGCATCAGGGTCGTGCTTGTTCAGCTTGGCCCAATTCTTCTCGACCGTGATCCAGGCCCGCTGTGCGTCCTGCTTGCCGGCATTCCATGGGTAGGCTTCCCAAAATTTCTCGAATGGCTCCACGCCGTCATCGCCAGATGACGAAGGGGTTAAGGTTTTAGTCTTACTCTTACTCTCCCTCTTCTTCTTAGGGCGTTTCGTGCCGTTTCCGTCCGTTTCATCCGTTTCACCGTTTCCGGTGTCTTTGTCGTCGTCGTTACCGCCTTGTTCGCCGCCTAAGTCTTTGTTTTCTTGGGCCTGTTGAGCTAGTCGTTGCTTCTCTCGGAACTGCTGCACGCGCTTGGTGCTGGCGCCTGCTGGCTCGGATTTTTCGCGCTTTCCTTGCCGTTCCTCCCACTTCGTTACGTCTCCCGTTTCGTGTAACAGCTTTCTCCGTTTCATAGCGTTACATAGCGTTTCACAGTCGGGAATCTGCAGCGTGTACGACATTTCCTCGTAGTCGATGCCCACGATAGAGCCACGGTCGACGGAGTGTGATGCGTACTCGAGCAGGTAGGCCCATGCACCAACAACAGAAGCAACTGGCAGCGCACATTCCTCTGCCACCATCCGAAACTTCATGTCTGCAGCGGTGCCGTCCCACCATTTGAACCACGGCATCCGGTCCATCGTCATGTCTACGCTCCGGCCACCGTGCGCGGCTGGCGGGTCGAACGATCGGCCTTCCTGGTGGCGCGCGGACGGGGTTCGAGTGGCGCCGGCGCTGGCTGTTGGCCAGTGACGTACAGGTACAGGTCGCGGTGCTCGAGGAACGTCATCAGGTCCAGGGCGCGCAGCGGCTGGTCGCTCGGCTTCTGCGCGCGCTCGAGGCGGACGGCCAGCTCGAAGGTGATCGGCAGCCAGCCCGTTTTCAGCTTGGTGATGAGAGGGGCGAACAGGCCGCGGTCGATCTTCTCGAAGTAGGCGCCGCGGCCCTTCTCTGCATCGAGCCAGGCGACGAAATGCGCCGGCGCCGTGTAGGGCGCTTTGGCTGGGGTAGGGGTTGGATTCGTCATGTAACTCTCCGGTATCGTTTCTAATAAATAACGTTCAGCATATTGAGGCGTATCAACGGAAAAAGCAATGCCGTGCGTGAAACTTTTTTCAGAAGATTTTGTTCATACCCATCAGGACAGCGCGATCGTGGCGCCATCGCTCGAATGCCTGGTCCCACAAGGCGAACTTCTCGAGCCGGGTGAAGCGGTTGCCCTGGTCCAGCTCGGCATGGCAGAGGAAACAAGCCGGGACCGTGTAGACGTCGTGCGCCTTGATGCCGCGGCCCTTGCCGTGCTGGGCCTGGTTGGAGTGCGCTGGCACGACCGTGGCGACGTCGTTGCGGCACAGGCCTGGTATGGCCAGATAGCAGCTGCGTCCGCGGCATAGCGCGGCCTCTCCGGTCGCTGGGCGGGGGTTCGCGTTGGTCTTGCTTCGGGATCGGATCGGGGTGGCCTGGCGGGCCAGCTGGGCCTGGCCGCGCGCCAGGGGTTTCTTCTGCTGCAGCACGCTGGTGCCGCGTGCCATTGGGGTCTTGCGCTGCAGGCCTTTCGTGCCTGGCTTCATGGGGGTGCGCTTCAGGGTCAAAACGGGGCTTCCTCGGGTTGATGATCGGGTACCGGCGCCAGCATGGCTATCTCGAGCTGGACGTCCAGGCGATCCTCGCCATAGCGCTCGGTGCGCACGTTCAATTCGTAGTCGGGGTGGTGGATGCAGAACTTGCTTTTCTGGCGGTGTCGGTGGTGGTATCCCTCACAGCTGCAGTAGTCGCTTCGGTACTGGCGCGATTTGTCCAGGTAGAAGTTTTTGTGGCCGCAGCTGTGGCACTTCGGGATGCGCACATAATCGGCCAGGCGGCGCGGCAGGGCTCGCCGGGCCTGGCACTTGGTGCAGCGGTAAGCGTAGCTCACGCCTCAGTCACCACGGACATGCTCACGAATCATCTTGATGGCCAGCGCCGCGTCGTCGCGTGACATGCCGCCCTTACGGGCGCCGGCGATGATCTCCACCACGCGGCCCAAGGTGAACGGCAGGCGCCAGCGTTTGACCACTTCCAGCACGGTCAAGCGGCGGCGATCGGGGGCGCGGCGCTCGACCTGGATGGGGCCGACCGGCTCGACAACCTCGGGCTCTGGATGCCAGCCGCCGCGACCGAGAATCTTCACGACTTCATCGGTGGTCAGGGGTTCCGCCGGCGGCGGCGTCTCGGGCAGTTGGGCGCTGATGCCGCGCGCGGTGCGCACGGCCAGGGCATAGAAGCCGTAGTAGCGGCCCTTCGGTCCCATGATCTGCACGCGGCAGATTTTGCCCTGCATGTACAGGTCGTTGGTCAGGCGCTTAATTTCCGGCTCTGGATGGTTCGGCAGCAGCTGTACCAGGCCTGTCATGTTGATGGCGCAGCCCTCCATGTCCAGCAGCGACAGCACGGCGTCGGCGGTGTCCAGGTCGACGGCGCTCATGCTACAGCTCCGGCGTGGTGGCGCTTGATGCCGTAGTAGACCTCTTTCGCCGCCAGGACGTCGACCATGGCGTTGTGTGCGCCGTCCAGGGTCTTGCCGGTGAAGTGGGCGTAGGCCTCGGCTAGCTTGGCCGTCTTCTTCTTGTCGCCGGCCGGGCGGGCCGCGTTGACGATCTTCGTGCTATTGCCCTGCGTGCAGTAGGCCGGGCCGGCCTTCCAGTGGTCGGCGAACGGCACGCCGGCCACCAGCTGGTTGACGAACGTAGGGCTGCGCACCAGTTCAATCCGGATCATGCGCATGTCGAACGACTCGTTGTGACCGCAGCGCATGCCGGCCTGTTTCCACATTTCGATGAACTCGGGCAGCACGATGTCCATGCGCGTGCCTTCGATCAGCGCCAGCTCGGTCGTCAGGCCGGTCAGCTGCGCGACGTCCTCGGGAATCGTCCAGCCTTCCGGCAGGATGATGCGGTCAATCTGCGCCAGCACTTCGCCGGTTTCCTCGACGCACAGCTGCGCGGCCAGCTGGGTAACGCGCGGCTGGCTCGGATCGTTGCTTGGGATGCCGTATTTAATCAGGCCGGTGCTTTCGTTGTCGTAGAACAGGATGGTTTTCATGGGCAATATGGGTGGTTTGGGTGGTTTGGATGGTCGTTTTGGGGTTCGGTAAGACTGCGATCGCCATAAAGGCGCATGGTCAGGTCGACGCGCTGGGAAAGGTAGACACGGCCGGCACGACGCGATCGAAGCACCACGCGCGGCTGGTCGTCCTTGCGGGCCTCTAGCACGATCACGGTGCCGCAAGTGATGCAGCCCATGAAGCGCAGGCCCATTGTGCGGCCACAATCTGCAAGGGCCGGCGTGGTGCAGTTGGGGCAGATGCCATGCTTGCGCACCATGCGTTGCTGTATGTCGGTCAGCAAGGGCGCCTTCGGGAACACCTGGCCAGTGGTCGGCTCGCCAAGGTGGTAGCGTGCGAATTCGCGGCGAGGGTCTTCCTCTGGCGGGTGCAGCGCGCACGACGTTGCATTGATCGCCGCTTCGTGGCGTGGCCAGCCGTCGGCATGTTTCGGCTCCGAGGCAATCAGGGCCGAGTTGGCCAGCTCCAGCAATTCGCGGGGGTAGGTCATGCTTCACGCTCCACCAGGTGATCGCCGCCGCCGATCGCGTTGCCGGTGGCGGCGTCGAAGTTGGCGCCAAGGTAGCCGTTCACGCGGCCGTCGACATAGGCCGTCTCGATGACGTCCGGGCGCTGGCTGCTGATGATCCGGACACGATGCCCGGCCGCCGTCTTCCAGACCTCCCCGTTTCGGGCATCAATCTTTTTTGTCATGGTTGTTCTCCTGCAGCGCTTTGGCTGCGTCTTTTTCCTGGAACTTCTCGAGCCAGCGCCTCCGGTCCATCATCGTCGCGGCCGGCGTGTACAGCACGCTTGCCCAATCCCAGCGCGTCGGCCGTTCGTAGATCGTGCACAAACCCATGCCTTCCTTCGCACCAGGTTGCCCTTTGAGCTTGAAGTGATCGCATGTCATGCAGACAGCGTTCGGATCGCGCCGGATGCCCATTACTCGGCCGGGGCCGCTTCGGCCTTCTTCATCACCTCGAACAGCGCCATCACGTTGCGGTACTGCGCGCCGTTGCCCTTGTTAATGTTCTGCAGCGTGCGCAGCGACAGGCCGGCATCGGTAGCGAATCGCATCCACTCTTTCGCCTTCGTGGCCGCCAAGCGCTCGCGCACATAAACCAGCGGGTCGACCACGGCAGCGGTGTCTTGCGTGGTTGCTTCGGTAGTGTTCATTGGAAATCCTTTCTGTAGATGAATGCCGAATCGTACCATAATATTCGGAAGAAAAATGCTACAACATTTTTCTGAAAGTTATTGCGTGCCGGTTCCTCTTTCGTTACCATGGCGTTTCTTTCAGCAAAGAGGCCCAACATGGAAACGAAGACAGAACAGCAGCTGCAGGTGGCGCTCGAGCAGCGCCAGCCGGCGCCGCTGGTGGTGCAAAACCCTGCGCCGATGACGCCGATGGATATGGTTGCGCGCATGGTCGACCGCGGCGCCAGCATCGAGGAACTGCAAAAGATGATGGACTTTGCCGAGCGCATCGAAAAGCGCGACGCCGAAAAGTCTTTCGTCGGCGCCATGGCGGAATTCAAGCACAACCCGCCGCGCATCGAGAAAAACCGCAGAGCAAACGTCAGCTCGAAAAAGGGCGAAGGCGCCAGCTATGCCTACCTGTACGCGAACCTGGCTGACGTATGCGCGGCCGTCGTTCACGGCCTGGCGGCCGTCGGCATCAGCCACAAGTGGCAAACCAAGCAGCAAGACGGCCATGTTGCCGTTACCTGCACCCTGACGCATGAGCGCGGTCACAGCGAAAGCACGATGCTGTCCGCCGGCCTGGACCTGTCCGGCGGCAAGAACAACCTGCAGGCGCTGGGCTCTACCGTCTCCTACCTCGAGCGCTATACCCTGTTGGCGGCGACGGGCCTGGCGGTGGACGATGGCCAGGACGACGACGGCGAAGCCGGCATCACGCAAGCCGAGCGCCAGGAACTGCGCGGCGCGGCAAGCGACATGCGCCGCAATGCGTCGCCGGCAGCGGCGGCCGAGAAGCGCCAGGGAAAACAGGCGCCACCGCCGTCCCAGCTGCTGCAGCGCGCACAGACCGCAGCGGACCAGGGCCGCGACGCCTTCGGCAAGTTTTGGGCAGCGCTGCAGCCGGCCGAACGCGGCACGCTGCGCCACGATGTCCCGGACCTGGAAACGCGCGTCAAGAACGCCGACAAGCGCGCCGGCGCCGGTAGCTTCGAGCGCACCTTGGACGATGGCGTGGCCGAGCTCGAGCAGCTGCACCAGGGCGGTAAATAATGGCGCTGGGTCCACGCTTCCTGGATGCGCCACAAGGTTCTGACTTGTGGTTCGAGCATCGCGCCGGCCACGCTACCGCGTCCCGCTTCATCGACATCATCAGCAGCCAGGCCAGCCGCGATGCCTATATGTGGCAGCTGGTGGCCGAGCGCCTGGCCGGCATCGGCCGCGACAGCGGCGGCCGGGCCAAAGAATGGGGCCACGAATCCGAGCCGCTGGCCCGGCGCGAGTACAGCATCCGGACAGGCCACCGGCCGATCGAAGTCGGGTTCGCCGTGCACGGCCGCATCAAGTGGCTGGGTTGCTCGAGCGATGGCCTGGTGGGCGATGAAGGCAGCATCGAAATCAAAAGCCCGTTCAACCACGGCATCCACGCGCGCACGCTGGCGCTGGGCATGCCAGAGGAACACAAGCCGCAAACACAGGGCAACCTGTGGGTTCTCGAGCGCAAGTGGATCGACTTTAACTCGTTCGACCCGTCGTTCCCGGAACCGTACAACCTGTTCGTTGAACACTTCGAGCGCGACGAGAAATACATCAAGTACCTGGAAGGTGAAGTAAAAAAATTCCTGGCCGAAGTGGCCATTGCCGTCAAAGACATCAAAGCGAAGTACAACTAGGAGAAACCACGCATGAACACCCAAGCAAACGAACCGCTGCAGGACACCAAAGTAATCGACGGCGAAATCATCGAAGTCAAGACGCCGGCCGCCGCCCTGGCGGTGCTGAACCCGGGCGAGTACGGCAAGCAGCTGATGGAGCCGTTCGCCAAGCAGCTGACGCTGGCGCGCCGCAAGGTCGGCCGCGAGAAGTTCGACATCACCACCAAGGAAGGCATGGCCACGGCCAAGGCGCTGCGCAAGCTGTTCGTGACGATCCGCACCGATGCCGACGCCGCCAAGTCCGAAGCGAAGCGCCCGATCGACGCCGCCGGCAAGGCCATCCTGGCCGAGTTCAAGCCGATCGAGGAAGGCGCCAAGGCCGAGGAAGCGAAGATTGCCGCCGTCATCGCGGCCGAGGAAAAACGGATCGCCGACGAGAAGGCCGCAGCGATCGCCGCCGAGCGCGCGCGCATCGAGGCCATCGAAGCCCGCCTGGCGCATATCCGCAGCCTCCCCAGCAGCATGCAGATGGCCGATTCGACCGCCATCCAGGGGAAGATCGACGCCCTGCTGGCCAAGCAGCTCGACCCGGCCCTGTACGACGAGTTCCTGGACGAAGCAGCCGAAGCGATGATCGAGACGGTCGACCAGCTGCGCGCCCACCTGCAGGCCGCCCTGGACCGCGAGGAAGCGGCCCGCAAGGCCGAGGAAACCGCGCGCGAACTGCAGCGCATGAAGGACGAGCAGGCCGAACGCGAGCGCAAGGAACGCGAAGCGCAGGCCGAGCGCGATCGCCAGGCCGAGGAAGCGCGCAAGGCGCAGGCGGAACGCGAGCGCCAGTTCGCCGAGCAGCAGGCGGCCGTCCAGCGCCAGCAGCAGCAGATGAGCGAAATCATGGCCATGAACACCCTGGCCAGCACCGCGCCGACGATCGAGCTGCACGGCGAACTGGAGCGCCAGCTGGCCAAGGTCCAGGCATTCGACCCGGCCAGCTACGGCGACATGGCGCCCATGGCCACGATGGCGCGCGACATGGCCCTGCAGGCGCTGCAGGCGCGCTACGCGCAGCTGCCTGACCCGTACATTGCGCCAGTGCCGGCGGCCGTCGAGGAAGCGCCTGCAGCCGCAGAGCCTACCGCGCAGTACGTCGACCAGGATGCGCCCGACGTCATCACGCCGGCTGCGATCGACAACCTGACGGAAACGCTGGAAGCAAATCGCCAGGCGCCGCGCCGCCCCGAGCTGGTGGAAGTGGTCAACGTCCTGGCCAAGCACTACCAGGTGGAAAAGCTGACGGTCCTGGCCTGGATGATGGACTGGAACGTCGAAGCCATCGCCGTCATGGAGGAATAAGAATGCCGGGCCGTATCTGCAAGCATGAGGGATGCGGCCGGCTTGTGACCGGCCGCGGCATGTGTCAGAACCATTACGAATATTGGCGCCGGCACAATCCCGAAAGCATCACCATGCGCGTGCGCGATAACGCCGTACTTGAAGCGATGCCGGGAACCGTTCACCAGCTGGCCGAGCGCGTCGGCATTTGCTTGGCGTCGGCCCGGCGGGCGATCGAGTCGTTGAACGTGAAGGGCATTGAGCGCCAGGCCTTCATTACCGACTACGTGCCGCCGGCCAGCAAGGGTAAGCGCTGGGAACCCATCTATGCAATGGGGAAGAAACCAGATTTGAAACTGACAGCGGAGCGCCGGCGCGAACACATGCTCATGCTGCAGCGTGCTGGCCACGCCCGTCGCACAGGGCGCCAGGCTCCGCCTGCAGCGCGGGCCAGCTGGATCGACGCGCTAGGAGCGATCGCAGCATGACGAAACCGATGGACCCGACGCGAATGCGGTTCAGCATGTCCGCACCGCGTCGACAGCTGGACGACGACGACAACAGCGGCCTGAACTGCCACGGCTGCATTTTCCGGCGCCAGAAAGCGGCCGTGTGCAAGGTGGCCGGCCTCGAGGCGGTCGACCGCGGCATGCGCGACTGTGATGCGGTCGACCAGTTCGGCGAAGTGGTCGTCTACGTGCCGTACAACCAGGTACAACCCGAAATAACTACCGAGGAACAAAATGAACAAAAGTAAACTTTTCCCAAGCCTTGACGGAGCAACCACGCCGGCCGACATGCGCGCCGCGATCGAGCGCCACGCGCGCAATTGCCCGGTCGTGCACCACGCGCTGCTGGTGGCCGACATCAACCAAATGACGCCGGAAGACCGCTATTCAATGCTGGCCTACCACGCCCTGCAGGCGCTGGCCGAGACGCAGCGCGCGCTTGTCGAGATGGCCGCACGCATGCCGCCGGTGGCGATGGTCGTGCACCTGCAGGGCGTCAAGGGATGAATCGCCAGCTGCAGCTGCAGCTTGAGGAACCGGCGCCGCGCAAGCTGGGAGGCGGCCCGCCGGGCGTCCAGGCGGCGTGGTTGCGCGGGTTCTCCGAGCCGGTGCTGGCCGAGATTGAGGCCCGGCTGAACGAACGGCCGGGCGAGTGGCTGGGCTGGGCTGACTTCGCCGACATTCGGGAGCGCCACAACATCGGCTGCTGTATGGGGCATGTCAAATTCCACCTGGCGCAGACGGGCCGCGCGATCCGGAAAAACATCTACTACGGTTCGGAGCGCCCTGGCGATCCTGATTACAAAGGCTACAACACGGTGTACGGGTCGACCTTGTGCGGCCCGGCGCCAGAGAGGAAGCGGAAATAATGGAAATGGAAATGGAAATTGGCACGATTGAATCGTTCCGGTTCATCCTGAGCCCGGCCAGGCCGGCCGTGGTGAATCGGCCGCGCCGGCGCCGGCCCGCGCGGCCTGCTGCGCCAGCGCCCACCGGCAACTGGCAGCCGCTGTTCCTGGCAATCCCTGCAGGCGCGCCACGCACGACGTCGCGCCGATCGGCGTCGGCCAGGAAGCGCAAGGCGATCCGCCATTCCCTGGCCCAGCGGGTACCGGCCGGCTGGCTGACGTTTGTGCACACGGAGTATTCGCTATGAAGACGCCGCGCTGGGTGTTACCCATCACCAGGGAGTCGCGCGCGCATGTCGGCCGCATCCTGGCCGAAGCCGTGCAGCTGGCGCCAGTGGGTACCGTGCTGGCCATCTTCGAGGCCCGCAAGACGCGGGACCAGGAAAGCAAGTACCACCCGATGCTGCGCGACATCGCCGCCCACTGTACGTTTGCCGGTGCGAAGTGGTCAGAGGATGACTGGAAGCGCCTTATGGTCGACGGATTTGTGTCGGTCGAGCGCGAAGCCGCGGCCGATCGCGGCGAACCCGATCCGTTCCCGGCGCAGGCATTCCTGATGCCGAGCATGGACGGGCGCCGCGTGGTGCAGCTGGGGGCGCAAACCCGGGAGTTCACGCGCGCACAGTCGTCCGACTTCATCGAACACCTGTATGCGTTCGGCTCGGAACAGGGCGTTACCTGGTCCGAGAAAGCGCAGCGCGTGATTCGTCATTTCACGCGGGCGCGTAGGGCGGTAAAATAACTCAGCGGTCGCGCCCTGGTTGGCGGCCTCTGCAAAATAGCCAGGTGGACGAAGGCCCGCATAACGCGGGCCTTTTTCTTTACGGCGTGGTGCTGGTGCGCGCCTCCACCTTCTCGTTGAAGCGCTCCATCAGGGTCCGGATGCGCAGCTCGGTTTCCTTCACCCTGGCCTTGTCGCCCTTCTCGAGCAAGTCAGACTTGCGTTTGCGCAGGGCGGCAATTTCACGCTGCACCGCCTGCGCCTGGTCGGCCATCTTCGCTTCTGGATGGTCGGCCAGGTATTCCCGCGCGCCATCCTTCGCCTGGCGCCGCCCCTCGAGCTCCTGTTCCGCCTCATTCAACTGTTTCAGGTTGTCGTAGAAGCGCGTCGACACGCTGGACTTATCGCCGGCGTCTCCGTAGAAGCGGCCGGCCAGCGGTATTTTGTACGCTGGCAGTTCCTCGCCGGTGATGATCGCCGAGACGGTTTGCTGTGCCTTCAATGCCTCGCGCCCCACGCCTCCGGTGAGCTGGCCAATCAGGTAATCCACCTGGTCTGGCGTCGGGCTCCACTTCCCGGGCGTGTACTCGTTGCCGCCAGTGATCGTGTTCAGGGCGTAGGAAACGGCCTTACCGACGCCGCTGGCCGTGTCCTTCGCCCGGGTATGGCCAGGCGTCGGCTTGAGGCTGTTGAAGTCTTCCTTGGCGATCTTCTTGCCCTTCCAGTCCTCGTTCATTTCCAGCGCCACGATAGGATCGGTCACGGTGAACGACAGCGTTTGCGTCACCGATCCGCCGGCGCCGATCGGGTTGAAGGTGTCCATGATCGCGCTGGCCAGGTGCGAGACATACTTGCCTGGCTTCTTGGCGCCGCCCAGCGCGAACTCTGTCACCAGGCGGCCGGTCGTCGGCAGGAATGCGAAGCCCAGCGGGTACGGGATCGAGACGTATTTCTTTCCCCCTACCGGGATCACCAGGTTTTTCGCGCGCACGTACTCCGGTGGCTCCTGGTCATCGAAGCCGGCCGCCGCCAAGAGGAACGCCTGCAGTACGCCAATCATCAGGCCGCCGGCGATGATCTTCTTGCCGGCCGGGCCGTTCAGGGTCTTGGCCATACGGGCTATGCCCTGTGTTGCCGCGTTAAAGAACGCATACAGGGAGTTGACCTGTGCACCGACGGCGCCCTTGCGGTTGAAGTTGACCGTGAGATTCTTGGCCAGGCTTGCCGCGCGCTGGGGCGTCATGCCTTCGGCCTTGGCGATCTTGTACGCGGCCATCCTGGTGACGTTCTCGAGCGCCTCGTTGTAGTCACTCAGCCAGTCCAGCACGGCCTTGCCGGCCTTGCCTGCCGGGTTCATGGTCATGGCGCGCAGTTCCTTGGCCAGCTCCTTTGCGCGGTCGTCGCTGGTACTGAACATGGCGCGGTGGCCAGTAATCCCGCCTTCCTTCTGGAACTCGGCCCACAAGGCAGCATCGGCGCCGGTCATCTGGTCCAGGCGCAGGCCATGCTTGCCGGCGGCCAGCAGCATGCGCGATGCCTCGGCCACGAATTCGACCTGCTTGCCGGCGATCGGAGTCGATGACAGGTTGACGGCGCCCTCGCCCAAATCGCGCGTCAGGTTGACCACGCCGAAAATGGGGTTGTACTGCGTGTTGACGGACGCAAACCAGCGAGTGGCCACGCCGATAATCGACAGCACGCGGTTGACGCCATCGTTGCCGATGTTGTTGATTGTCTCGGCCATGCGGCGGGCGCGCGGCTCGTCCTTGTTGAAGAAAATGAAGCGGTCTTCGCCGCCCACGCGCACCGAGACGACATGATCGCCAAGCCGTTCGCGCAGGTCCAGCACGCGCTCCACCAGGCCGGTCTTAGGGTTGACGCGGCGCTTGCGCACTTCCTCCACCAGCGCCGCGGCGTGCGCCGGCGTCAGGCCCATGGCCTGCAGTTCAGCGTCCAGGGCGGCCGGGTTCTTTTGCGGGTTGACCGGCTTCCAGAATGCTGGGTTCGGCGCCTGCAGGGCCAGGCCATACAGCGCCAGGTCCAGACGGTTCTTTTCGCCGCGCACCACGGCGCGTTCGCGCGCCATGGCCAGGTTGGCCAGGATGTTCACGACCTTGCGTTTCGAGCCCATGCGGCGCTTGCTGGCCGGGCCGCGCACGGAGAAGCCGCGGCCGGTACCGTTGCCGCCGCCGGCGTCCATGTCCTCGCGCATCAGCGGGACATAGTGCTGGTACGTGGCATTCCAGGCGTCGATAGTGTTCTGCGATTCCAGGCCATAGTCGACCAGCATCTGCTGGGTTTGCGCCGTCATGGCGTCGACGCGCGCGGCCAGGGCGTTATACGCGGCGCGCTTTGCCGGCGGCAGGCCGGCCAGGTAGTTGCGGGCGTCGGCCGTGTCGATGCCCGAACCGCCATCCTGCATGGCTGGATCGTTCGGATTGATGCTGGCGATCTGGTCGTTTGCTTCCTCGGCGTGGCGCATGTGCAGGAACTGCTCGAATTCCTCGAGCGCGACGCCGCGCGCCTGCATGTCGGTCAGCAGCGGGCGCAGCTCGCTGTTCAGGTATTCCTTGAAACCGGTTGCTGCGCGGCCGTGGAACAGTTCTTCCTGCAGGTAGGGGTCCCACTTGTCCTCGAGGCCGGTCACGACGTCGCGCACGGTGTCAACGGTGCGTTTGATGTCGATATGCTTGTCCTGCAGGACTTGAATGACGTCATCCAGGCGCGTCATGTCTGGCGCGGTCCAGGTTGCCGCCGGCGGCGGGTTGGCCAGCGCGCGCAGGGCATAATCGCCCTGGCCAAAAGCCTGCTCCACCAGCATGCGCGGAGACAGCTTCTCGCCGGTTCCTTCCAGCACGGCCTGCAGGCCGCGCAGCACAGCCGCATCCGACGGCAGGCCCAGCCAGCCGCGGGCCTTCTGCACCAGTTCGCCCAGCCAGGTCTTGGCCTTGGCCACCCACGAACCGGCCTCATAGCGCTCGGACAGGATGCGCGTCGCGTTGACGGCCCAATACTCGGACGGGTTCGACAGCTGGTAGTGCTGGTCGTAGTCCAGCACGCCGTCGGCGAAGGCCTGCTTCGCACGCTTGGCTGCGGCGCTGCTGCTGGCCATGGTGAGCAAGTCGTCCATGGCGGTGCGGGTCTTCTCGTCGGCGGCAGCGTAGGCGCGGCCGAATGCCTTGCGCCAGGCCTGCACAATCTTGGCCTGGACGTCGGCCGGCATCATCCGTTCAGTGTGGTGCAGGATTTCGTGCACGGCCGTGCCTTCGTTCGCCGCGCCTTTGAACAGCGATATCACGCGCGACACCGGGTTGTACATGCCGGCGGTACCGCTTTCGCCGGCGGCGCGCAGGGAAATGCCCAAGTCCTCGGCGATCGCCGGGTTCTTGTTCAGCGCCCACAAGGCAAAGCTGACGGTCGCCTCGTCCAGTTCGCCAGTGCGGCGCGCGCGCATCAGGCGCTCCATGATCCATTCCGGGCCACGCTCGCGCGGCTTCGGGGTTGCCTTGCTGGCGTTGCGGTCCTCGAGCGCGGACACGATGACGTCGACGCGCAACTGGAAGTCCTTGTCGGTAATCCGGCCTTCCTCGAGCGCGCGGCGCGCCGCTTTCAGCTTGGCCAAGGTGGCCACGCGCTTTGGCTCGCTGTCGGTCGGCGTGCCGGCCATCAGCGGCGGCAGCTGGTCGGAAACGTCGCGCAGCATCGACGGGTTCGACGGGTCGAACATGCCGGCGTTGCCGATGGCCGACTTCACCTGCTCAGGGGAGAACACGACATACTGGTTTTCGTTGGCGCTTCCTTCGTAGCCGGTTTCCTCGTTGCCGTTGAAAGCGCTGGTGATGATAAGCCCGTCGTGGCCGTTTTCCTTCGCGTAGGCGATCGCGTCTTCGACGGCATACGATTCATAGTCGAGCTTCCCATTCAGGTCGATCCGGTGCGGGTTCTGCAGCGACAAATAAACCGGCATGACATGCTCGCCCTCGCCGTAATAAATGCCGCTGCCACCGCTGGCATACCACGATGCCTCGTCTGTCTCGTCGGTGAACCAGATTGCGCCTTCGACGGATTCACCATTACGGAAGGCGTCGCCCTCGAACTCGCCGCTGCGGCCGTGATAGACAACCATCGGCTGGCCACCTTTCATCACTTTGCTATTGCCGAACCATTTTTTAAAAGCTGCCGTATTGGTCTGGCGCTCGGCGATGTCGCGCAGCGTTGGCGCCACGATCGGGCGCCCGCGCTCGTCGGTCTGGCCGTCGAACTCGCGCCAGAACTTGATTTGCGCCATGAAGTCCGGCGCCACCAGGTTGCCGTTGGTGTCGCGGATCGGCCGGCGCACGCCGTCGACCTCGATGGTGCGTTGGTCGGTGATGTCGCGCAGCACCGTCTCGCCCAGCCCTGCAGAGACTTCATCCAGGGCGCCGGCTTCGTCCATGAATGCCGTGCGATCGGCGGCCGACTTGAACAGGAACCCGCGCAGCGCGCCGCCGCCCACGAACTTGTTGTACCGGCCACCGTGTTGCTTGGCGATGGCCAGCGCCTGCTTGTACGTCTCCGGACTGGTGCGGTTGAGCATGGCGGCGCCGAACAGCGCCTCGCCGGTCTTCGTGTGCTTGAACTCGAACTGCGCATAGAAGCGCTCGGCGCCGGTGGCGCCTTCGGCCGCGGCGCGTACCTTCTTGCTGATTGGCGCGGCCGGCTTGGCTTCCTCGATTGCGATGTCTTCGGCTACCGTCTTGACGCGGCCCGGTACCGTGCTGTGTTCGAGGCGGTCGAACAGGTCTTCCACCGTCTCGGCGCTGACGTAATCGCGGCGCACCTGGTTGGGCGCCTTCTCCGGATCGGCGATCTTGTCCAGGATGATAATTTTCGTCATGGCGCCGGTACCGGCCCGGCCGAACGTGGCGGCCGGCAGATTGATTTCCGCTACCAGGTGCATGTCCTTCGGCGCATCCTCGGCGTAGAGGAAAGCATCAAGGCGCTTGTCTGCCATGTTCCCGGTCGGCAGCAGCGCCACGATCCGGCCGCCTTCGCGCAGGTGCTTGAAGGCTTTGGCCAAGTGTGGCGTCGACAGCGAACCGCCTTTGCCGAATGGCGGGTTCATTACGATGGCGTCGTACTTGTTGGAAACGTGTAGGTCTTCAAAGTGCTGTTGCTCGAAGCGGGCATTGCTGCCTTCGATGACCAGGCGGGCGCGGTTAATCAGCGGCGTCTCCGGCTCCACGATCGTCTTGTTCGTCTGCGCCGGGAACCAGCGCGCGATGGCGCCGTGGCCGGCGGACGGCTCCATGACGTCCTCGCCCACGCGAATATCGGCCCACTCGACCATCTTCATGCCGACGGGCTCGGGCGTGGCAAAGTAATCATTGCCCTCGGCCGACTTGCTGGCGCTGTTGCGCTTCAGCTGGCTGTAGTAGAAGGTCTTCGCCTTGTCCCATTCGGTCAGCGCCTTGGCCGTGTTGCGGTCCCGGGCCTTGCCGCCAGTGCCGTCGGTGTCGCTGACTGTCGCCGGCGCGCTGTCCTGGAAGGCTTCAATGATTGCTTCCTTCAGGCCGCGGGCCTGGTCGCCCATGGCCAGCGCCTCGGCCGTGTCGGCGCGCTGCGCGATCGTCTCGGCAAAGGTGCGGCGTTCCCATTCGGTCCCGGTGTTCGCGTAGTGGAACAGGGCGTTCGATACCTGGCCGGTGCGGTAGATGCGGCCCTCGAGCTGAATCAGGGCGGTAGGCGTGCCTTGCATGCCGATGTTGACCATCACGCGGCGGTACTTGCCGGTGGTGTCGTGCAGGCTGATACCCTCGCGGCCCTTGTCGGACTGCAGGATGATGAGGCGAGCGCTGCCGTTGTCGTCGTTGAACTGGACTTTGTTGGCCTCGAGCTGCTTGGCCGGTACCGAACCGTTGTGCACCAGGGCGTCAGGGAATGCCGCCTGCAGCGTCTGCAGCGCCGATCGCGCCGGCACTTGTAGGCTGGCGAGGTCCGGGCGCGCGGCCTGAAATTCGCGGCCCAGCGCGGCCAGGTCGATTTCCTTGGGTGCGTTGTTCTCGTAGACCGTCGACACGCCGTTGATGCCGCGCATGCTGAACGGGTTGAAGGAACCGCCTTTTTTGTAGTCGTGCACGACGACGACCTTGCGGCCGGCGTCCAGCTGCGCCTGGATGCTGGGAATGGCTTCCTCGGCCTTGATCGCCTCGAGCAAGTACCGGCGCGACAGGTAATCGAACTGCTTCATCACCGGCTGATACAGGTGCTTGAATTTCGGGTGCTCGCGCATGAACTCGAGGCCTTCGTCAATGGCCGAACCCAGCGCGGATTCCACCATGACGAACTTGCGCTCGTAGTCGGCTTCCACCTCGAGCATGCGGCCCGACAGGGCGCCCTCGGCCTTGAGCCAGTTATTGAACTGGCGCGCCATCAGTCCCTGGTCGACGTTGCCGTCTGGCTCGGTCAGCTTGTGGTACCGGATGCGATAGCCGAAGTGCTGCACGAAGAAATGCGCGCGGCCGTCCTGGTTGCTGTTGCCGATCCGGCCGCCGTCGCCGTAGTTGAACAGGTAGCCCTCGGCATAGTCCACCGCCTTGACGTAGGCGAATGGCGTCGCCGACAGCATCAGGGTTTTCGGGCGCTTGATGGGGGCGTTGGCGATCGCCTCGTACTCGGCGCGCTGGCTTTCCTCGCGCTCGCTGATTTCCTTCATCAGCTTGTCGAACTCGGTACGCGCGGCCTGGTTGCCGTCGGCCTTGGCCGGCGCCGGCGGCAGCGCGGCCAGGCGGTCGTACAGGTCGCGGTTCTTCATCCGGGTGTAGGCAGACCATCCGGACGGGTGATAGGTGAGTGCCTGCAGGGACTCAAGCGCCAGCGTCTTCTTGCCGTCGGCCGCCGCCATGACGCGGTGCGATTCGTCCAGCGTCACCAAGTCCCAATTGCGGTCTGCGAGGGTACGGTTCTGGCCAAAGTTGGCGTAGGTGGTGATGACGATGCCGGCGTCGCCGTTGTCGTCCAGGCCGTCGAGCATCTTCGCTTCCAGGCCCAGCTCGGCCAGCGAACGAATCCAGTCCTGGCCAATGCCGTCGTTCGGTACCACGACAATCTGATTGTCTTTGCCCTGGCGGGCGAAGCGGGCGATGATACCGCCGCCGGTGAAGGTCTTGCCGGTACCGGTCCCGTTGGTGAACATGACGCCCGGCTGCTTTTCCGGGTTGGCGAATCGGGCTTCGGCAAAGGCGACGTCTTCGCGCTGACCGTCCAGCAGGTACGGCAGCGTGGCGTCGATGTTGGCGCGGTCGCCCGGCTTGACGGGTACCGCGTTGGCTTTCTTCTGTGCTGCGCGCTTTCGGTCTAGCGGGTTGCGTGCGCCAGCAACTGCAGCAGGTAATGCTTCTGCGTCGGGTCCAGGTTGCGATTCTTGGCGCCCAGCTCGGCCGCTTCCTCCGGCGTCTCCATCGGTGGAATCGCTTGCGCCAGGTCGCCCTTGCCCGGCTTGGCCAGGTACGTCGATATCGCTTTGCGCTCCACCAGCAACGGCACGACGTCCAGATACGCCAGCGCTACCGGCGCTTCCGCGCCCTGGCTGGTCAGTCGCTCCATCAGTGCCTGGTGCTCGTCCGTCAATTCCTGGTCCGACATCGAAAAGACTCGCTCGAGCTCCGAGTTCACCATCTGCCCGGTCGCCTTCACGCCCTGCCACACTTCCGCGGGTACCATCAACATTGTTCTCTCCCTCGAGTTTTCCATCCCGGTAATCACGGACAAAGCGCGTGATGTAGGGTTTCATATTAGCAGCAACTGGCTTGCCGAATTTGTCCACGACGGCCTGCACCACGGCGCGCATAACGTCCATGATGTCGCTGCCGGCGCTGGCGTAATCCTTCGCCGCTTCCTGGAACAGCGGCTTTGCCTTCGCATAGGTTTCATCGTTGAACGTCAGGCCGCTGTTGAGCTTCGTGCCGCCGAACAGCTCGCCCAGCGCGTCGATGGCATTCACCGTGCCGCTGGCCAGGTTCTTGACGGCCGACACGGCCGCATCGCCGGCGCCGCGTTTCTTGCCGCCGCGGGCGGCGTACTGGTCGGCGACGGTCTGTTCGATGCTGGCCTGCTCCATCTTGGCCAGGTCGATCTTATCCAGGACTACCTGCTCAATCGCCGCGGCCGGGGAGAACCCGCGGGCCTCGTACTCGTCGGCCAGCGTGAGCATTTCGTTAATCGGTAACTTGTCGGCCAGCGCCAGGCGGTCGATGCAGTTAGTAAATGGCATGGGCGGCAATCTCCATCAGGATAGCGGTAATGATTTCTTCCTCGTCGTCGCTGTCGACGTCGAGGGGAATAAAATATTGCTGGGAAGAACGACTATGATACCGGGCAACACCATCGCCAGGTGCAAAAGGTGGGACTGGCGCGGCGCTGGTGGCGCGCATGTCCAGCTCGGCCCAGCCGACAGCCACATGGAACGACCTGGCCTGCAGGTCGAGCTCGGCCCAGCCCACCGCGACATGGTGCGGCCGGGCCAGGACGTCGAGCGCGGCCCATCCGACGAAGACCGCCATTACAGTGCCTCGAAGTCGAAGCGCAAGGCGTTGCCGTCCGTGATGGCGGCCACCTGCTGGGGCGTGAGCGATTGCGCGAAGATCGTCGGTTCCGCCGGCAGGGCTTCGTGCACCCACGCGGCAATCTCCACGGCGCCCTGCAGCAGCACCACGCGCACGCCGTCGCCGGTATTGCTCCACAGCTGGTATCGCATCACTGGTGTGGCGCCAGGCGGCGGCAGCGCCACCGCGTTGGCCTTCGTGCTGCAGCGCGCGCCAGGCATGTCGGCCTCGATGTACCTGGTAGCGTCGGCGCTTGGCTCGTTGATCGCCGCGGCCAGGTCGCCGCCGTCCGACGCGCGCCAGCCGCCGGGCGCGATTGTGCTGTCCGGACGCGAGTAGCGTGGGTCGACGTCGACGGTGATCGCGCCGGCGCCGGCCTCGTTGTGCTGCTGGCCAGCGGCGCCGGCAAGGTTCTGGACCTGGCTGATTGCGCCGGTACCGGCCACGTTCACTTGTGCGCCTGGCGCGCCGGCCAGGCCTTCGGGCTCGGGCTGCGCGTCGACCGTGATCGCGCCGGTACCGCCCTGGTTCTCCTGCAGGCCGCCGGCGCCCGTCAGGCTCTGCACCTGGCCGATGCCGTCGGCGCCGCCTTCATTGCCCTGCAGGCCTGGCGCGCCGGCCAGCTGCTGCACCTGGTCGATTGCGCCGGCCGCGCCGGTGTTGGTCTGCACGCCTGCAGCGCCGGCCAGGTTCTGCTTCTGGCCGATCGCGCCGGCGCCGCCGGTATTCGCCTGCGTGCCGCCGGCGCCGGCGACGTTCTGCACCTGGCCGATCTTGCCCACGCCGCCCTGGTTGGCCTGCAGGCCGGCCGCGCCTACCAGGTTAATCGGGCCTACTGGAGCCGCTGCCAGCATGATCCGATCATCGTCGGAGTCGATGTCGTCAAACATGCTCCACGGATTCGCCGACAGCAAGCGCGCTTCTTCCAGCGCAAACGCGCCGGTCATGTGCGCGAACAGCGACACCGTGCCGTCCAGGTAGCTGCTGCCAGTGTTGCGCCGGCCGATGTTGATGTCTGCCGTAGTGCCGTTGTTTGAGGTGACGAACGACGACGGCGAGCTGCCGGTCTGGCGCGCGCCATTCAGGAACATGAAGTGGGTCGAGCCATCCCAGCCGAAGACGACCGTGTACGGTTTGTGCGCCACCATGGCGGCGTTACTGGCTGCTTGCGCAGGCTGGCCAGTTGAATTGCCGAACCAGTATCCTAAGCGTCCATTGGTCGTGTACCCCAGCTGGATGCCGTTTGTTGAAGCACTGGCCGCCACTTGTCGGTAGCTCAACATGCGGGTTGCAACGGTCGTCACGGCCAGCGTGAACGAACACACGATCATAAACGGCTGCGCCAGCGAGAAGTCGACCACGCCGGCCGGTGGCGAGATAAGCGCGTATGCGGATTTGCTGGCTTCAAACCGGCGAGCTACGCCATGCGCCGATGCGGCTTGCGTCGGCCCATTCAGGTAAGTGATCCGGGCGCTACTGCCGAAAATGTCATCTATCGAGGCGCCAAGGATGGCGCCCACTCCCTTGAATCTGGCGAACTCAGGGCGCAGGCGTGCGATGCCTTGCGGCTGGCGGAGCATCGGAACGCCCATCGGTTAATCCGTCACCGAAACAACAACCGCCTCGAAGGAAACGCCGTTGGTGATGTTGTCATATGCCAGCGCGCGCAGCGTCTTGTAGCCACGCGGTAGGACGGTGGACATGGTGACTTCATCATCTGCCGTCGTCGTGCCGGCGATGTTGGCGACGTCGAACCAGGTGGCGCCGCCATCGGTCGAATGCTGCACCGTCAGGCGGCCAGGCGCACCTGGTGCGCTGCCGCTGTTCTTCACGCGCATGGACAGCGTGCTGCCGATTGACATGCCAGTGACGTCAAGCGGCAAGCCCACGCCGGCGGCCACCGGGGCGGCCTTGGTCCCGCCTGGCGCCACCAGCGTCAGCGGGAATAGATTTTTTACTTCCTTGGTCTGCGCCATTTACTTTTCCGTTCCGTCAGGGTTGTACATTGCGATCGCCACTTGTTCCTGTGTGACGATGAGGGGCTGCAGGGCCAGCGCCTTGAGGGCTTGGCCCTGTGCCTCGGTCAGCACCTCGCCGCCCACCAGCTGGTCGATCATGCGGCGGGTGTAGGAGTCGCCGATGTCCAGGCCCGCCTCTTGGGCCAGGAAGCGCATGGCCCAGGCCACGGCCGGCTTGTCGCTGGCCGCCTCGAGCGCCTGCAGGATGGCCACGCCATCGACGCAGTTGGCCATGATCGCGCGCGCGGTCACGAACCGCTGCTGCGGGAATTGCACGCCTTCGGCGTTCAGCGCGGCGGCCAGGCCGGTGATGTCGCGCGCGGCGCGCAGCCCGTTCAGGTCGCCGCGCGCCAGGATGCGAGTGCGGATATCCATGGCTTAGACCGGGTATTTGCTGGTGTACGGCAAGGCCGGGAAGTTGATCCCGTTGCCGGCGGTCACAGCCATGTCGCTCGTCTCGTCGGTCACGTACAGCACGCGGTTGTCGGACGTCAGGAAGGCGAAATGCAGGTCATTGCCGGCGGCCACGGTGGCGGTGGCGTTGGCCTGCTTGGCCGGGCTGGTGCAAACGCGGTCGTCGCCCACGCTGGCCAGGGTGAATTCTGCCGCGGTGGTGGCGATCTGCGCCAGGATGCGCCCGGCCACGGTGGCATAGCTGTCGTTCTTCGCGTAGGCGCTGATGAGCGCGATGCGGTTCACGTTGGCCTTCATGTGCGCCGGGCCATTGTCCAGCAGGTCGGTGTGTGCGTGCTTGATACCCATGGGGTGTTGCTCCTTTTAAGAAATGATGTCGACCACAAGCCGTTTCAGCTTGCCGTCGTGATCGCGCTCGGGGGTGGCGATCATTTGCTTCGGTACGGGTTTCGGCTGGGTCGCCGCGGCCAGCAGGGCCGGCAGCTGCGCCATGCTTTCGGCCATGGTGGCCATGGCGGCCTGCATGGCCACCAGCTGCGTGTTGTCGACGGCCGGGGCGGTCAATTGACGGTCAATTGACGGTTGCTTGACTGGCGTGGTCGGTTTGCCCTGCAGGCGGTCGACGTCGGCGCGGTTCATGGTGCGCATGTCAGCCTTTCATGCACTTGATGAGTGCTTCGAGATTGGTGATGTCTTCGGCGACGTTGGCCAGCGCCTGGTCGGCCGGTACCTGGATCGTCTCGGTAACGCCTTCGTCGGCGACAAATACTTCCTGGTCGACCTTGACGCGCTTGTAGAAGGCCAGCGGGATCGCCGGCGCCGGCGGGCGCGGCTTACGGGCCTTTGCCACCTTTGCCTTTTCGTCGGCGAGGGTGGTCGGCTTGGCCTCGACTTCCTCGAGTACGGTGTCAAACATCGCGTCGATGTCGGCATCGCTGGCCATCGCCGTCGCTGCCTTGCCGCCGTTCTCGATCTTCGACAGGCCGGCCTCGAATGCTTCGATTTCGAGGTCGCCATTTTGGTACTGCTCTACCAGGCTATCGGCCGCGGTACCGATGACGGCGGCGCGCTCGAAGGCATCTTCCTGGCGGCGCGTTTCCGGGTCGTTCATCTGGCGCTCTGCGATCTCGCGCAGCACCGACGGACGGCGCGCTGGCGGTAGGCGCTTCAGCACGAAACCCTTGTCCTTGGGCTCGATTTCGTGCGTGTCCTCGAGGTCATAAGTCTGCTGGAATGCGATCGCTGACTTTTCGCTCTTGAACGGCTTGCCGTTTTGCTGGGTGACGGTGTTATCGCCCTGTAGGCGGCGCACGACCGCATCACGCTCGGCGCGCGCAACCTTCTCGTTGTAATCGCCTTCGACGGCAACAGGATCGGTACCGGACTGAACCAGCTTGACGTAGGCGTTTGCCTGGTCCGCCAGCGGCATGTCGCCGAAAGCATCGGCATTGCGCACGCCGCCGGCCTTGTACAGCGCCTTGAGGTCACCGCGCTGGCCCAGCGCTTCCAGGATTTCGACGGGGTTCACCTGGAAGTCGGTACGAAGCGCCAGCGCATCGTATTCAGTGCCAGATTTGGCACTTTTTCCCGGATTCGTTGCAGTTTTTCCCGATTCCGTTGCGCTTTTCCCGCTTTCCGATGCAGTTGATGCGCCGAACGGCTCGCCCTGGCGCTTGACGATGAACTCGTAGTAGCCGTTGCGCTGCACGTTCAGGCCGATAACGTCGTTCAGGTCGACCGTGTAGGCTTCGACCGTGCGCCCATCGTTGGCGAACCTCTTGGCCAGCTTCTTGTCGCCCATGTAGACGACTTGGGTATCGGCATTCCACTTTTCGCGCGGCGCCTCGGCGCGGTACAGCGTTACCGTGTTGCCGTACTGCTGGCGCAGGTGTTCGCGGGTATTGGTCCAGGCCGCACGCATTTCATCGAGGGTGTAGGTTCCCTTCTTGAGTGCGCGATTGATTTGCGTCGGCTTGCCAGGCATGACGCCCTGCTGGTCTTCCAGCATGTCCCACTTCAACATCGAGTCGATGCCGGCGGTTTCCCTTTCAGCGATGGCCAGCAGCTCGTCGGTTATTGCGATGTCCGGCGCTGCGGCCTTGGCTGGCGCGGCTGGTGCCGACGCATCGAACAGGCCGCCCTGGCCAGCCAGGGAATCCATGGCGTCCTGGCCCAGCTGGAAGTTTTCGGCGCTAGCGTCCTGGCGTGCGCGAATGTCGGCGTCGTCGCGCTCCTTCTTGCGCTGCGCCTCGAGCTTGTCGCGCTCGGCCTGGCGCGCCTTGGTCGCGGCTTCGTCAGAGTCCTGGCGGGCGCGGACTTCGGCCGGGGTGTAGCTGCTTAGGAGGTCGCCGCCCGGCGCAGCAGTTCCGCCAGCAACTGCCGGCGCTGGCTCGGCGACAGCTTGGCCAGCGTCGCCTGGATTTCTGCTCGAGCCTGGTCGGCTTTGGAGTCCGAAGATTGCATCTAGTTCCTCATCAGTAATGTTATCGGACGACAGGCCGCCGTCCAGGGGAATATCGGCATCCTGCAGCAGCTCGACAGCGAGCGCGGCGGCGGCCGGGGAAAGGGAATCGGCTACGTCCTCGACGGTGGCCTGGTCCTCGACGGTGATCGCTTCGCCGGTGGCGGCCTCGATCGCCTGGCGCTGCTGCTCGAGCGCGGCGTGCGCGGCCACGACTTCATCATAGACCTGCTCGGCCGTTTTGCCGTCGGTGTCGATGTCCAGGCTGCGCGCCTCGTCCTGCAGGCGCTGGTCGGTGGTCGGCATGTCGGCCTCGAGCATGCCGGCCGGCTGGATGACTTCGCGGCCAGCGACGGCGCGCTGGATCATGTCGGCCAGCTTGCGCGTGCCGCCGGTGTCGTCGTTCGCGTCGACGTCCTGCTGGGTCAAGAAACCCTCATCGACAGCCAGCAGCGCCAGCTCGTCCAGGCGTTTGCCGGCATGGCGCAGGACCGGGCCATAGCCTGGCGCCATGCGGTTGCCCTTGCGGCCCTTCTCGAGCCCGATGTCTGCCTGGTCCTTGAGGGATACGCCGTGGTTGGCTAGGAATGCCAGGAACGGGTTATCGCGCTGCAGGCGATCGCGCAGGCGCTTGGCCTGCTGTTTCGCCTGCAGGCTGCGCACTTCCGGATTGCTGACGCCGGCGCCGAGGGTGATCGGGTTCGATGCGTCGACGCCGCGGTGCTTGCGGGTGTCGATGCCCAGCACGCGCGTGGCGTTGTCTTCCTCGCGGTCCAGGTGCTTCTTGTCGAACTTCTCGACCTTCTTGCCGGCCTTCTTGGCCTTGGCCTCGCGTTCGCCGTGCTTGGCCTGCTGGTACCGGCGCGGCGCCAGGCCGTGCATGGCCTGCACGATGTCAGTCAGCTGGCGCTGCAGGTCGCGCGCTTCGGGCGCGGCGTCGCTGTGCACTTCGCCGTCCTTGTAGCCCAGCTTGGCCAGCTGGGGCGCGATCGCGTTCCACTTGGCCACCGCGGCGTCAACGATCGGGCGCGGCAGGGCGCCGGCCGTGTCGGCCTTCTCGGCAATGAAGCGCTCCGCGGTCATCGGCTCGATGTCGGCCTGCTTGATGTTGCCGCCGGCGGTGGCGGCGCGGCGCGCGATCGTCTGGCGCGCCTTGCCTTCGCGGAAAGCCACCGTGCTTTCGGTCAGCTGCCCATTGCGGGCGTCGACTTCGGCGCCGTCCATGATCGCGCGCGCCATACCTTCGTCGCCGGCGGCGCGCAGCTCGTCGGCCATGGACTGGATGCGCGGCGCGAACTCGCTCGAGCGCCATGCGGCATCCGGGCTCGAGCCTGGCGATTTCAGGCGCGTCTCTGCATTGGCTGCAGCCTGGCGCACTTCGTCGTCCTGGCGCTGGTGCTTCTGGCGCGCGGCCTCGATGCCGGTCGATGGCGCGGCCGGTGCGCTCGAGGTGTCGACGCCGGCGCTGGGGAACTCGCGCACAGCGTCCAGCAGCTGCGCGATCGGCGCGTTCAGGCGGATCGCCTTGACCGGGGCGCCCTGCTCGGCCGCCGCCAGCCATTGGTGGTGGCCGTCCAGCACATGGCCGTCGCTCGACACCAGGATGGAACGATTGCCGCCCTCGTAGTCGATGGCCTTCTGCACCTTCGACAGCGAGAATTCCGCCTGCGTCGGCTTGAGAGAATCCGCCGGCACTTCCACCTGTTCGTGGGTGATGCCGCGCGCGTTCAGGAACTGCGTCATTGCGCCGCGGTGTTCCGCTTTGATCTGTGGCATTTCCGCGCGCGGGATGCCCAGCGTGCCGGTTTCGGTCGGGAATGCGTGCCAGTCGGCCGCCTGGTCGACGTCTGGAGTAATCCGGTCGGTCAGGGTCGGGATGTCGGCGGCCATGCGCCATACGCTCGGGGAGCGTTGATTTTTACCAGCAGAATCCAGCACTGGCGCGGCCTGGCCAGGTGCTGGTAAATTTTCGCCGGTCATTGCTGCCGGATCGTTACCAGGTGCTGCAGCCGGACCGTCTTCCCAATTGCTGAAAAAGTCGTCGGGCAGGCCCAGCTCGCGCGCCATTTGGGCGTCCTGCGCGCGCGTGTCGACCGGCGCCGGCGCAGCAGCTGCAGGTGCACCAATGCCGGCGGCCTGCTCGAGCGCGTCAATATCGGCGGCGGTGGCGTGCGGAGTCGACACGACAGCCTGCGCGGCGGCGATTGCTTCGTCTACGGTGGTTGCGGCGCCAATGTCGGCGATGGTGGCAGCTGGAGCCGCTGCAGGCGGCTGGCCAGCGACATCGGACCAGGTTGGCTCTACGCGCCCGCCTGGCGCTGCAGGCGCTGCACCTGGTGCTGCAGGCGCGCCGTTCGGGCTCAGGCCGTTGGTTCCCCACTTGGCCAGGGCCGCCTGGCGCGCGGCCTCGGCGGCGGCGCTGCCATCGTCCGGAGCGACGTTCTCGCCCAGCGCCAGATGCGTGCCGCCGCCCATGGCGGCGCCCAGCGTAGCGGCGAATGCCATGCGCTTCATGGTGTTGTTCGGGTCCAGCATGACGCGGCCGGTACCGACTTGTTCGCCCAGCGCGTTGCCGAATTCCTCGCCGGCTTCCTGCGCGCCTTCCTTGCCGGCGGCGGCGATGAACTTGCCGGCCGCCTGCAGGGTGGTGCGGCCGGCGGTCAGGTCGCCGGCGATGCGGCGCGCAATCTCGCCTTCGGCGCCGCCCTTGGTGGCGATGCCGGCCAGCATGGAAACGGCCGCCGACACCATGGCCGCCTGGTAGCGGTTGCCCATGCTCTCGTTTTTCAGGGATTCGCTGGTGAACGTGTCGGATGCGTTCTGTGCGGCGATCGTGCCGATTGTGGCGGTGGTGGCCGCGCCGCGGATCGCGTTCGCGCCCATGCCCAGCGCTACGCCGCCGCGCACGGTACCGGCGGCGACGCCGGCCGGCAGGAACATGCTGCCAATGGTGGTGATGCCCTGGTCTACCAGCACTTCCGGATTGTCCGCCAGGTAGCCGAACAGGTCGCCCACGCTGGCGTTTTGGTCGGCCATCATCGCGCCGAATTCCTTGCCCTGCTCGGTCAGGCTGGCATGCGCAACAACCTGGTCGATGGCCTTCATGCCTTCGGCCAGGTAGTCGGACGTATCTTTACCCACCTTGTCGGCCGACATCAGGCGGCCGATGTCAGCCACGCCTTTTACTGCAGTCGGGCCGATCTTGAGCGCGGCTGCAGCGACGTTGCGCACGTTCTTGACGGTGTTGCCGGCCAGGTTCTTAGCCGAATACTTTTCGGCGTCCAGCTTCGCATTGCGCGCATCCAGGGCGTTGTCCTCGCGGGCCTTGGCCATGATGCGGGCATACGATGCGTTGGCGGCGTTCGCCTTCTGGCTGGCCAGTTGCTCGGCGCGCGCCACGTTGTCGGCCGGCGCAATCGCCGCCATGCGCGGGTCCAGCGGCTCGGCGCGTTCCTTGGCCGTCACCCTGGCCCAAGTGAAGTCGCCGATGCCGTCCGGCGCCGGCGCGCGCTCGCCGCTGGCCATTCGGTCCAGCACGGTCTTTTCCTTGCCTTCCGGCGGCACGATTGGCACGTTCCGGATTGCGTCAGGTGCGCCGTCCACCAGGCCGCCGACAGCACGCGCGGCGCTGCCGATCAGGCCAATTAGGCCGCCGGATTCTTCGGGCGCCGCTGGTGCGGCTGGTGCGGCGGCTTTGGATGCCGCCGGCGGGAATTTCTTACGGATGACGGCCGTGATAGCGGCGTCGTCCATGTCGTCCGGAAATTCGGCTTCTGTGCCGTCTGGCAGTTCAACGATTTGCATTTACTCGAGTTCCTGGGTTGCTGCGTTGTACTTTCGGCGCTTCGGCGCGGCGCCTGCAGCTGCTGGTGCTGGCGCTGGCGCCTTGACGGCATCGGTAACGCCGCGCACCTTGGCGACGGCATCTTCGACAGTCAAATCACCGAACTTGTCGGCAAGCATTAGTTTAAAGACTTTTTCCGCTTCGGAACTATCTTTTGCCGAGAACAACACCTTCTCGGCTTCCTGCGACGATTTGCCCAGCTTTTCGACAAGGAACTGGTAGTTCTGCATCAGGGCGGTGGCCTTGGCGCCTTTGCCTCCGGCCAGGGCCGTGACGCGCTCCTGTGCGGCCTTGTAGCGCAGCTGGTCCGCTTCGGTCTTGCGGGCCGTCTCGGCGGCGGCGATTTCGCGGCGCGCTTCGACCTGCTCGCCGGCAATCTCGCGGCGGGTGTCGGCCTGGATGCCGGCCACCTTCTCGCGGCTCTCGCGGTCGGCATCCTTGTCGGCGGCGGCGATCGCGTGGTCCTTGGCCTTGTCCTCGCGTGCGAAGGCATCCTTCCAGGCGCCGTTCGCGGCCGTGAATGCGCCGAAGTCGCTGCCGGCGGCTTCTTCCATGGCCGCGCGCGCGGCTTCGGTGTCGGTGCGCTTGCGGGTCTTGCCTTCCACGCTGGCGGCGTTGACGTCCTTCTGTTTCGCCTTCTGCGCCTGCAGGGCGGCCAGCGCGTCGCGCGCGTCCTGGCGCTGCTCGTCGGTTGCGTCCGGATTGCCGGCGGCGCGCTTCAGCTGCTGCTCGAGCGCCGCCAGGTCGGTCGGGCTCTGCGCGAAGTCGGCGCCAGGCTTGTCGGCCGTGGCTTCGACAGCGCTTTCGCGCGTGACGCCGGTTTGCTCGAGCGTCGGCGCGTCGACGGGGATTTCCTCGCCCATCTTGGTCTTGTAGATGGCCGTGAAGCGATCGCCGGCGCGGTTGCGCATGGCTTCCTCAATGGCCATCATCCGTTCGGCGGTGTTCAGCTTGATGTCGGCCGCGCGCTGCTCGGCCATCACGGCCGCGTCCAGCTTGAGCTGCGTGTCGATCCCGTCGGTACCCACCTTGGCCACGGCCGCGATGCCCTGGCCCAGCGCTGCGCCCCACTTAGACATTGGCGCCTCCCAGCGAGTCCAGCATGCCGCCGCCTTGCGCCGGCGCCGGCGCCGGTGCTGCAGCTGCAGGCGCGGCCGGCTGGCCAGGCTGGCCACCTTCGTCGCCCGGGTTCTTGAAGCGCTCGAGTACGCCCTGTACGGCCAGTTCGACGGCCTGGCCCAGCACCTGCATGGTAG